TGACCTGGACGTATCTGATTTAGATAAGCTCGATGGCATCACTAATGGCACCGCTGCCGCAGGCAAGGCCTTGGTCGTTGACTCAAACAAGGATATTGGAACCATTAGAAACCTTACCATTGATGGTGTTTTCACTGATGGTAACTATACTTTTGATACAAGCGGCAACGTAACTGGCTTGGGCACTGTTGGTTGTGGTGCAATCACCTCGACTGGGGCTTCAAGCATGGGTTCCTTAAATGTCGGCGGCACCCTTGCTTGCGACACTAGTTTTACGCTAGATTCCACCGTAATTAACGCAACGGAGCTAGGCTACATTGATGGCGTCACTGCTGGCACTGCTGCAGCAAGCAAAGCCTTGGTTCTTGACGGTTCCAAGAATATTGCTACAATCGGAACGGTTGGCTGCGGTGCAATCACCTCAACTGGTGTTTCTAGCTTTGCGGGCTTAAGCGGCGCCGCCATCGGCGCCGGCTTAACAGAAACATCCGGTGTTTTGAGTATTGATTGGGTGAGTCAAACCTTCGCCGTCTCCGCTACTGCGGATGCTACTGCACTTGTGAGTGGTTCCACTGAGGCATTTATATCAGAAACACCTCTGGCAGATTCCGTTCAGGTTTTCTTGAACGGCGCCCTGCAGAGGAAGTCAGGTTCTGCTGGCTACTATGATTATAAGCTTCATGATGATAATCGCCGCATCAAATTCGAGGATGCACTTGAGGTTGCGGATGTGCTTATAGTCAACTACATTGCAAATAGTTGATAACTCACAATAACTAATCCCACCTTTAGCCGGGGGCATCTGCCCCCGGTTTCCTTTTGTTTCTCACCCGGCTTGATTTTTAATTCCTTTGGCTAAATTTAAAACTATTTACTTAAGTAAAACACTATGTATTAGTCTTTTCCACAAGGAGAACCCCAAAGATGTCGGTAAGAAAGTATAAATTTGTATCACCTGGAATATTTTTAAGAGAAATAGACAATTCACAGCTTCCGGCTGATGCCCGAGCTATAGGTCCAGTTATTATTGGTCGAACTGAAAAAGGCCCAGCATTGAAGCCAATCATCGTAAAAGATATGGATGACTTCTCTAGAGTATTCGGCCTCACTGTTCCTGGTGGCGGCGCCGATACAAATGACCCATGGAGAGACGGCAACTCCACTCTGGCACCAGCTTATGTAGGGTACGCCGCTCAGGCTTATTTTGCAGCGGGCAACGAGACCCCGCTAACAGTGGTTCGTCTCCTAGGAGCCCAAGATCCCCAGGCCAATGCCGCGACCGCCGGAGCCGAAGCCGGGTGGCACGCAGCTTACGTTCATGGTGTTTTTGGCACCTTGGCATCGTCGGCCGGTAACAACATTCAACACGGTGTGACAAGCGGATCCTCGATCTACCCGTTAGCCTTATTTTACAGTAACGATGAAAATTTTGATGTTGGCCTGAAGGGCACCGCCTTTCATGGTGCCACCGCTTATGGCACCGGCTCACAAAACACTGGATCACTCTTCAAGGCCGCGGCCGACGGCACCATTACGATAGGTGTAGGCTCAGGCTCGGGACCAGCCTATACGTGGAAGAAATGCACATTTGGTTCGCCCACGGACAGAAATTATATTAGAAGAAGCTTCAACACAAATGCAGCTGCTACAAACGCAAGCATCTCACATGACATTGAAAATTATTGGCTCGGTGAAGTTTTCGAGGGAGCTATGGTTGATCTTGTCGCAGAAAAAGCAGATGATGAACAAGTGGTTTATTTTACAGCACCATTGTCAATAACCGGCAATGACGACCCAGACATGGGCGATCTGTCTTATCCAATGCAAGCGGCAAGAACGGGCTGGGTCATACACCAAGACCTAACCCACAATTCAGACCCAGAGACCGGGGAGGGATCAGGTTGGGACCCCAGGACAGACCTCAAGAAATTATTCAGAATTCACGCACTACACGAAGGAATTCAAGCATCTAAAGAGCTTGTGGTGCAGATTGAGGATATAAAGATTGCAAACCCAGCAGCCCCAGATCCATATAGCAGTTTCACTGTAAAGGTCTATAACGCAGCTGAACTTTGCTTGGGCCTCGAAGCGAGAGAAACTTATTCTCTCTGCAACCTCAACCCAAACAGCCCAAAATATGTTGCTAGACAAATTGGAGATATGTATGCCAAGTGGCAACAATCAGAAAAGAGAAACAGATTTTATGGGGAGAATCCAAATAGATCCCAACTAATCAGAGTGGAGATGCACCCAGACGTTGAAAACGGCCAACTTCCAGATACTTCTGTCGTTCCATTTGGTTTTTGGGGCCCTTCGGTACCTCATGATATCTTGCTTAGAGACACTATATTGCCGGGCTCCGCAAATGATTGGATATCGGGCTCCTTTTCTGCAGAGCAAGGAGGCTTCACAACCGAAGTCAATTCACAAACTCTCTACGGCACTGGCTCATTAAAGTGGCCAAGAATCCCCTTGATTGTTTCAGCTTCTAACGATGGCGGCCCTTTTGGCGTTCGTGTTGGCACTAACGCCGCCGGCTCGCGAGGAACACAGGTGGATCCTGGTTATGTAGATTATATCAGAAGGTTACCTCAGTTTTATGAGATAGCCCAAAATCAAGACCTGGGCAAATCCTGGCCAGGCGCCGGCGCAAAAGCTTCTTTTGTGTTTACGTTGAATGACATAGTTGTTAGCGGCTCGAATCTTACTACCGCCGATGCACTAGTTGAGCATGCGTATTACAAATCTGGTTCATATGAGCTTGGAGATGCATTTACCTCTACTGGTTCCGCTTATGCATCTCACCTTTTAGAGCTAGGTTACGACAAGTTCGCCATGCCACTGGTTGGGGGCTTTGACGGAATAAACATACTGGAAGCCAACCCGTTTAATAACTCAACTCGAACCCTATCTGGCAAGTCCTCCCGAGAGTCGTATGCATATGCATCCGTTGAGCGCGCCATTGATACCATTTCCAATCCGGAAATAGTGGAACACAACGTTGCATTGATGCCAGGAATAACGGTCCCCGGCTTAACAAAGAAGTTGGTTCAGGCCTGTGAAGCTAGATCTGATTCGTTGGCAATTATAGATCTGCCAAATATTTATGTTCCTCCAACTGAAGAAAAGTGTGATGCTTTTCACGAGAGACTAAAAACAAATCCAAAGGCCGCGGCCAAAGAGCTTGTTGAGCGCCAACTAAACTCAAGTTATGGTTGCTCGTATTATCCTTGGGTCAAGGTTGCGGACCCGCACCAAGATGGCAAGCTTGTTTGGGTTCCGCCATCAGTTGTAGCTTTGGGTGTTTTTGCAAACACAGATAAGAGAGACGTGTGGTTTGCACCCGCAGGGTTTAATCGAGGCGGCCTTACCCTCGCTAATTGCGGATTACAGGTTACTCGCGTCTCGGAGCAGTTACTCTCAAAGGATCGAGACGCTTTGTACGAAGCGGGGATCAATCCGATCGCCTCGTTCGTGGGAGAGGGCATTGTTGTTTTTGGTCAAAAGACACTTCAATTGACCAGATCAGCTCTAGACAGGATAAATGTTCGAAGGCTGCTGATTTATGTAAAGAAGGAGATTTCTTTCTATGCAACCGATATATTATTCGACCAGAACGTTAAAGTTACTTGGAATAGGTTCTTACAAAGAGTGGTGCCATTCTTGGAGGGCGTTAAGACTCGATTAGGTCTTTCCGACTTCAAGGTTATCTTAGATGAGACAACCACAACTCCAGATCTTGTTGACAGAAATGTTTTGTATGCCAAGGTATTTTTAAAGCCTGCAAGGGCCATAGAGTTTATTGCCGTTGATTTCGTAATTACCCGAACCGGTGCCGCTTGGCAGGACTAGGGATTATAAAATATAAAAATTATATTTAAGAAACTATATATTACAGGAGATACAAAACATGGCCGAAGGAAATAGCCCCGCATTCTGGAATGTAACTAGCGTTGAGCCAAAAAGGCAATTCAGATGGTTTTTGACTGTCAACGGGATCCCTCAGTGGGTTTTAAAGACGGCAAAGAAGCCATCATTTAAGGTTACTGAGACTCCACATGATTTTTTGAACTACAAGTTCCATTATCCTGGCAGAATCGAGTGGGAACCAATAGACATAACACTAGTCGACCCCGTGCAGCCTGACTCAACCCAGATATTGTATAAGATGCTTCTAGATGGCGGCTATGTTTTGCCATCAAACTACCAAGCTCAGGCAGCCGCCACCAAACCGCGGACGATCTCAAAGAATTCTTTTGTAAAGGCTTTTTCGGGGGGCGGTGAAGTTTACCTGGAGCAGATCTCCTCTAATGACCCAAACGAGGGCGGACAAACGGGCATGCTTGAGAAATGGGCAATTAAGAACCCATTCATTACGAGTTGTAATTTTGGTGATTTGAGTTATGAAAATGACGGCCTAGTAGAAATCAGCTTAACCATTAGGTATGACTTCGCAGAGTGCCTGATCGGCCCCGACACCGGAGGTGACCGCACAACCGGATACACGCCCCCTAGAGGCACCACAGAATAGATTTTGAGTTTTTGATAAAGAAGAAAGAGAGTACAAGTGTCTAGAAATAAAAATAGAATAATCAGAGAAACCGCAGAATTAGAGCCCCCAACAAGTCATACACCTCCAACACCACCAACGCCAACAAGGGAAGCAAACCCTTTTGGCCTATCTTTTGTTGAACCAACCGAGGTGGTGGAACTGCCATCAGCAGGTCGTTTTTACCCTGAGGACCATCCTCTTCACGGGGTATCTAGTATAGAAATAAAACAAATGACAGCAAAAGAGGAAGATATCCTCGCGAACAACAACTATATCGATAGTGGCCAGGTTTATGAAAGGTTGTTGGACAGTATAATAGTAAACAAGAGTATCAAATCGAAAGATTTGTTGCCTGGCGATCAAGACGCCTTGCTTCTTCGAGCCCGACGCTCTGGCTACGGTGATGAAATTGAAAACAACGAGTTCTGCCCATCGTGCGGAAAGCGAGTTGATGTGAAATATGACTTATCTTCAGTCGAAAACAAACAAACAGACCTCCCATTGGGTGTTCATTTTGAAGAGTCAAGCTCTACTTTTGCTTTCACTTTGCCAAAGAGCAATATCAAAGTATCAATGAGACTTCTGACGGGAACAGAAAAAGAATACATGAGAAAACAAAGAGAGAATAAAGAAAGACTCAATATAGAGACGAATGACACGATTGACTTCCTGAGACAAGCCATAGTCTCAGCAAACGGGATTACAGACCCCGGCTTATTGAATCAGTTGGTAGAGGTCCTTCCAGCTATTGATTCTCGTAAAATAAGGATCATGCAAAAAAGATTATCACCTTCAATCGACACGAGCCAGACAGCAACTTGTCCAAGTTGCGGAAGCGACATTGAGGGTGAAATTCCGTTTAACCTAAATTTTTTTTGGCCTGAATTATGAATATGTAGAAAAAGTGACCTATGAGGAGATCTTTTTTCTAAAAATGCACGGCAATTGGTCTTTTCAAGAGGCCTACAACCTACCAATACAATTAAGAAAGTGGTTTTGCAAGAGGCTATCAAAACACTTTGAGCAGATTAATCCTGAATAATCTTGTGTCAACATAATTATAATAAGGGGGTACTTATCCATGACGCGCGAAGAAATGATCGCCGAAATCAATAGACTGAAGGGAGAAATCAAACTTCTCAGGAGCACCCGCACCCGGGCTGAGACTTTCGATTCTGACGTCCCCAACCCGTCCGAATTCGCCACGCAACTGACTCAAAGCTACAATGACAATGTCTTTGGGAAGATCTCAAAAGATTTCTCCGCGGCCATGAAACAGATGCAAATCGATGGCAATTCGTTTTTTTTAAACTTTGAGGAAGGTGGCAAGTTTCAATCTGGCTTAATGAGAGCAATGGATGTATCTCAAAAGATCACTGGGAACTACAAAGTCGGATCCGAGGTGATGAAAAAGCTGTCAGGAAACATGAAGACCTTTGTGAGTCTTAGCGAAAGTGGCCTTCAGTCTTTGACGAAGCAAAGTATCATATTCCAAAAGTTGGGACTTGATGCTTCTACTTATGGAAAAATATTAGATTCTGCTCGTTTAGCTTACGGTCAGAGTGAACAAGAAGCTGAACAACTAGGCAATTCATTGATGGCGCTGTCCATTAAGCTTTCTATACCTGCGCAGGTTTTGGCAACAGATTTCAACAAGGCGCAAAAATCAATGGCGTATGATGCAGAAAAGTTAAACAATATTTTTCACAAATTGCAGTACACCTCTCGAACAACGGGTATAAATTTTGATACACTGACTAGCAAGTTTGGCGATACGATGGATAATTTTAAAGGCTCCGCGGACATCGCTGGCCGCTTGAATGCTGTTTTGGGTGATTCTGTATTTAATTCGATTGAGTTGCTGGGTATGAATGAAGCAGAGAGAGTTGGCACGATCACAGATAGAGTAAGAGCCAGCTTGCAAGCAAGAGGTAAAAATGTAAACGAACTTGGCAAGTTCGAATTAAAAGCATTGGCCTCAAGCATTGGTTTGTCTCCTGAAGATACGAGACGCCTGCTGAGTGGAGAGTCTGTAGATGTAGAGCGCGCCCTAGAAAGTATGTCAGGTGGCAACCTGAAGGAACCTTCTGAGGCCGCAGCAAAAGGTTTGAAATTTTTCGAAAATACACTGAGACGGACCCGGAGTGAACTAGAAAACTTTAATATAGACCTAAACGCCAGTCTTTTCGAGCGCCGCCGCACGGAAAGCGTAACGGGAACCGGCGCAATGGCCGGCTCATCCTTCTTTGCAGCGGATTATCTCAAAACTACCCGGGGATTGACGGACGCCATGGCCAAACGAATTGATGCGGCCTTGAAGCCATTCAGTATGGATGAGTTTCAAAAAAGGCAGGTTTCCGATATTGCAATAAGAGATTTTCGAATAATAAAAAGGCTTGAGGCTATCACTGCCCAAGGCCGCCAGGGCGAAAAAGGCCTATTACGGAGAGTTATAAATGAATTTAGAACCGCGAAACCTGCAGGCCCCGCTGGAGATTTTGATGATAGAAAGCGCGGCGTCCGCGTAGACCAGCGGAAGACAATTGATGCGTACAAAGACTTCGCGGCTCTGCAAACCATCCTCACCCCCAACTTGGTAAGCGCCGCGGCCAGAGTCCAAAAAAAGCACATTGAGGCTCTTGGTGCCCATTCGGCCGCACTGACCGCGTGGGCTGACGCCTCAGGCGCAGCCGTGGTGAATTTGAACGTCACCACCACCGGAGGACGCCCTCAACCGGTCCCGCTGACCACCGCCCAGAAGGCGGCAATAGTGGACGATGTACTTGAAATTCTGAGGAGAAGGTAATAACTAACAGGAGGATACAAAATGACAAGGCGAGGAAACCCAATAACGGACACAAGGCAAAAATCATCCGGATTTTTTAATTTTAACGAGCTTGCCGAAGCGAAAGAGCAAACAGTTGAGTTTACGCACGTCATGACTGGCAAAAACGTAAAGTTCCCAGCATTTATCACTCAGTATTCCGATGATTATTCTTTAACCTGGGGCAGCGAAACAATATTCGGGAGAATGGATTCAGTGAGGCCATATTCAGGCACACAAAGAAAAATACAACTGGCATTTAAAGTTCTAGCCCCCGACTTGCAACATGCAAAGTATAATTTTAGAAAACAAAGTTTGCTTTCTCAAATGATGTACCCTGTCTATAGTGAGCTCCTTTCAAAAGGCAACAACACAGGTAGGACGATTAAAGCCCCTCCGCTTCTTAGGATAAAATTTATGAACTTGGTGCAAAATAAAGCAACAATAAATGCCGGGGGTCTCTTGGGCACTGCGCAGGGATTTCAATTTACTCCGAATGTTGAAGCCGGCTGGTATATGGATGAGCGCGATACAAAGCTGTACCCAAAGGAATACACTTTGTCTTTTACTTTTGATGTTCTTCATGAAGAAACACCAGGGTTCGATGAAACAGGAGAATTTATGATAAAAGATTTTCCTTACGGCACTCAACCAACCACGAAAGATGATACTCCTTTTGGGGCCGTAACCACCCGCGACCAGCGTCGCGCTGCCGATGAGGAGGTAATGTATTCATGACAGATAGGAACCTTGAAAGGATTATTTACAGGAACGACAACGATTTGTATCGTAGGCGCCTGCAAGACAAAAATGTAAAAGAGTTTTATCACTATGGAAAGCTCAGGCTCAACCCCATCACAATAGAAGAGAGAAAAACCCTAACAACAAGAATGCATTCTTGGGGCCCAACGGATACTTTGTATAAGTTGTCATTCGAGTATTACGGTATAAAGGATTATTGGTGGCTTATCGGCTGGTACAACAAGAAGCCTATGGATTTCATGTATCAGCAGTCCGAGATGCTACACATACCTTTCCCCCTGGAGGATGCACTCAGGCTAGCAACAAGGGAAACTTGATATGGCAAAGGTATTACAAGCAAAATATGACTCGCAGGCTTTATTAATTTTTGCAAAGTATTTTTTGCAAAAAGGCGGTTTCAAGGAGTCGGATATAAAAGAAAAAGGCATACTCAAGGTAAAGGGGGCATATCAGCCTTCGGGTTTTATATCCAAAATTACTCAACCTAAGGCTGCCAGGAATATAACAAAAAATTTCTTTAATCTGCCAAATCACAAGTTGAATTCTCTAGTTCCAGAGGTTAGACTATATAAAGTGCACAAGTCTGGGAGGTATCAGCCGTTTTATTTCCCAACGGCAACTGATGTGGAGACATCAATTTCGAACAAGCCCTTTGGCATGAGTCACGCAGGTATTAAAACTTTTGATATAAACTTCGTCGGCCAGGATACTTTCACCGCAAAAAGGTTTTTAGACTGCAAGCTTACGATTTATGTTGATAACCTAGAGTTCATATTCAGAGAACCGCCCGCGGGCTCTGATTATGCTGTCCTTGCAGATTTGTTCACAATCTCAAGAGCAAAGGGCAACAAAGCGCTAAAGTCGAAACAATCTGCCAAGCCGATTTCCAGTTCTGAGGTTTTTAACGCATCAAAGTACGAAATTGGCGCTATTGTAGGTTGGACAGGAGGCGAATCGGTGCTCACTTCAGCGGAGATCTCAGACATAGAAGAAACAAAACTATCTCTAAGAATGACGCTTTCGGATCACACTATAAACGTCGGAAAAGATGGCTCCGCAACAATAGATATAAGCTACACAGCCCGTGTTTCGACGGTTTTGTCTTCAACTTTCTTTGACATAACAACAACTCCTTCTAATCTCGTCAATGCTGCCGTTGCTATTGATATGGATTTAGCAGAAGCAAAAGAAATTGCTGACCCAAAAGTCCGCGCCGCAGCCATAAAAGAAATAAACGACAGAAAGAAGTCACAATTTCATAGGTCAATATCTGAGAAAATCTTGAAGCCTCTTGAAAAGTCTGGAAAAGTCCACTATATTATAGGTAATGATTTTCTTGCCGACTACTACAACGCAAGCAAAAAAGAAGATTTAGATTTAGCTGAGGGTATTGAAGATGAAGATGTTAAAAAAGCGGCAAAGAAAGAAATAAATGCGCCTCCGGCTACCCAGACGACCAAGGGGAAAAAGAAAAAAACTTCTGCATCGCTGCAGCAGGCACGCCACCCCCGCACTCAGCCGATATCTTATGTGAATTATGGTGATTTTTTGGAGCAAATATTCAAGTTTGCAAAAGAGAACATTCACGCCGCTATCAAGACAGTTAAAACGAAAAAACCGGCTGACATGAAAAAGAGAATTGCAGCATTACAAGAAAAGGCTCAAGAGATTGACCAAACCAAAGTGCTTTTGACTGATGTGTTGCTGACCTTAAAAGACGACCACACAGTCACAACGAACATCGCAGATATACCTATATCGATGAAGACGCTGCAAGTTTTCTTTTTTCAAGAACTGGCGAACAAAAGGAAGTATTCTTTTACTTTGAAAGATGCTTTGCACCTAAGCGTCACAAAAGTGCTGCCACGGGCGCTTTCTAAATTTACAGCAAGTTCAGCGACTTTTCTTGACGCAGGGGTTAATTTGTCGTATATTTCAATATCGGGTAAAAAAATAAAAGATAAAGGACCAGAAATCGATATTTCCAAGTTACCATCCTTTTTAAAGAGAAAGACACTGAAGCACAAAAAGGAGGAAATGGAATACTTTATAATCTACTCTCCACCTTCGAGGACAATAGGGTATAAGGGCGCTGGGATTCTGGGGCAAGATATGGTAAACGGCATATACCACTTTAACCTTAGTAAAGATCGCGGCCTAATAAAAAGCATTGATTTTAAAAAATTTGACGTTAAATATAGAAGAGAGGGATTGATGGTCGACTCAGTGAGTCTTTATGACGAACTAAAGATGCCCTACAGCGCGAACATTTCAATGTTTGGTAACACTTTGTTTTTCCCTGGGTCTCAAATATTTATAGATCCAACTACAATAGGTTTTGGTGATCCAAGGAAATACGACTCTGCTGCATTTCGTATAGGGCTAGGTGGGTACTATACGGTGATCAGTGTAAGCCACTCTTTCAACGGCCCAGAGTATACCACAAACCTAGAGTGCTCATTTGGATCCTGGAAAGAGGACCGCGGCGGCGGAATGTTGGCATCGATGGCGGCCTCAGAGCTTGGAATAATTCCGGGTGAAAAAACGAGGAAATTGGGATGAGTGAGGATAACTTTTTAGCAGGAAGCACATCCACGCTTTCAGAAGAGTTCTTGCAGAGGGCAAATTACAAGGAGCGCTTTTTAGAATTAATAAATGACCATGACTTGCGATCTATGTTTGTCGACTTGTGGTATACGCGCCCAAATTATGGCTTGTTGAATGAAAAGTTCGAACCAGTTGTATTGTTGGTTGATGACGATCGTTCGGCCCTCAAGCCTTTTGGTGGCCCATCAGATAATGTTTTCGCCGCATCCTTTACTGTCAATATGTTTAATAAATTTAGGAGCGAATATTTAGAAAAAATATCAAATAGCGACCTTCAGGTGCCTAGGTTCCTAAATCCGAACCTCGCAGTACAAACTGGGTATACAGAATTCGACCAAGCGGAAGGCTCACTCACCCTTTACAGGGAATATATAATCAACTATTATTTCTTCGCCTTGAAGGACGAGGAATTTTATGACTTTAGAGGATTCTATGAAAGGTATCTCAAACTTGCAGAAGAAAATTTGCATAAATTTCCAATAACCAGAAGTGGTTTTGCGCTTAGCCAGCACTGCCCGGTGACGGTTTCTGGGATAGTTGTTGAATTGGCAACTTTGGATTATAGCGAAGATTCGATAAAACAGATGGTTGTCGATAGTGTCGATTTTCACTGCTTCGCAGAGCATTGCAACGGCTACGGTCTTATGATAGATAAAAACGCGCCTTGGAGACTGTTGGTAGATTTCGATTCAGTCACTTTTGAGGAACAAATGAAGTTGCAACAATCAAACACTGCAGCGACTAACACACTTAATCATTGGTACAGAACTAAGACACATTATGATGACATATTTGAAGTAAAAGAACTGCTGTCTGCTGTCTATAACAGAATCGTTGAAGATCAGCCATTCTTCAACAATCAGGTGAGACCTTCGGCCCCTGAAACGCTAGAGGATGAAAAATATTGGATAGATGTTCTGTGGAAAACAAGAACACTGGAACTTCAGGTATCGGACCAATACGAACAGCACAGAAATGAGATACTTGTTTATCACGACCTCTACAGAAACACTTATGCTTCTAATCCGTTTAAGCCGGTTTCCGGAAAAATTGGGGAAATATGTGCGAATTTTATTGAAACCAAGCACAAAGTGCACTATAATATAAATACTGAAGAACCACTATATTTGAAAGACTATTATTCTAGATGATCGTACAAGCCCTTGATATAAAAGACAACTGTAAAGGGGTCTTTTTCGATGGCCATCTAATGACCAACGACTATCAACAAAAGATAAGCGAAGCTAAATACGCATGGAAATATTCCGGCATTTTTGAGGGGATGAGCCACGATTTTCTCTATATCCTGACAAGGGGGGCTCCCCTTGAAGAGTTTTCGAAGGAAAAACAACAGTTTAGAGAAGTTAAGCAAATTTTAGAAGCACATCAGCGGGCCAGTGTCACTGCAAAAGTCGAGATGTCTGAAAACTGCTTTTATGATTTGTTGCCTGCAGGCTTGCTGAGTAGATATTTCTTATTGAGAGAAAGGGCGATGATCAATCTTTTAGAGAACAGGAATTTTGCAGAAGACAAACAAATTTTACACAAGGCCCACATTTTAACCAGCAGGCTCTCGCGACGACAAATTTTGGTTAATTCCGTCCCTAGGCAGATAAGCTATAATATTTTTGGAACAAAAACTGGCCGGTTTACAAATTCCCGAACCAGCGTTCCAATATTGACTATGAAAAGGGATGACAGGGGAGGCTTGTCTCCAAAGAATAGTGTTTTTTTGGAGTTAGATTATAATGCAGCGGAATTAAGGACGCTTTTGGCCCTGCAGGGCACTGCGCAACCCGAAGAGGACTTGCATTTTTGGAATATGAAAAATATATATTCTAGCAAAATGACTAGAGACGAAGCCAAAAGGAAAATTTTTGCCTGGCTGTATAACTCCAAACTGCATGACAAACAGATAGAGGGTATCTATAACAGAGAGCATGTGCAGTCACAATTTTGGTCTTCTGGATACATAAGCACTCCTTTCGGAAGAAAAATAGAAGTAGAGAGAAAAAATAGTTTAAATTACTTGCTCCAGTCGACAACTAATGATATAGTGATAGAAAACGCCTTAAAGATATCGGAAGCACTAAAGGGTAAGAGAAGCTTTGTTTGCTTTACGATGCACGATTCGGTGGTTTTGGATTTTTGTAGATCCGAAACGAAATTACTTAAAGATATTAAGGGGCTATTTATGAACAACAGATTAGGTCGCTATCCATGCAATATTGCAATTGGGAAAAACTATGGCGCGATGAGGAAAGTGAAAATTTGAAAGCAATCTTAGGTATTGGCACCGCGGGATCAAACATTGCGAATAGCTTTAAAAAGTTTAAAGCGTATGATGTCTATACGGTATCCAATCAAAATCAAAAAAATACAAAATTCAATTTAAAACTACCTACCTTTGATCACCCCGAAGAATATGAGAGTCATGTTGAGCCAAAACTTAAAGGCTTTATGGCCAAAATCTTTGGCCCGGTGGATGTTTTCCTGTGCGGTGCCAACTGCTCTACCGCAATATCCCTGCGCGCCCTCAAGCACTTACACGACCGAGGACAGAAAATTAATGTCTTTTATGTCGAGCCAGAGATAGAGGTACTGGGAAAGATTCAAACCCTACAAGAAAGAGCTTCCCGCGGTATTCTGCAACAATACGCACGCTCAGGGTTGTTCGAATCAATAACGATATTATCAAATAAGTCTGTGGAGGTCTTTCTTGATTCTGTCACAATAATGAACTATTATAAGAAACTAAATGAATGTATATCTTCGACATGCCATATGATTAACACTTTCAAAAAATCAGAATCAGTTGTCAGTACGTTTTCTAAGTTGCCGGAATCCTGCAAGATAAAGACAATTGGGGTTTCATCTTGTGACGATCCCCGCGATGAGATGTTTTACCCCTTTGATGAGGAAAAAGAGGTGAGATATTACTTTGGTATAAGTAGGAGCAAACTAGAACAAGAAGAAGGTCTGCATAGAAAAATAATGGACAAAGTAACCAATAGGATGAAAGAGGGCATCACAGTGTCTTACTCTATTATACCCACCGAATACGAAGAGGACTATGTTTACGTCGAATATTACTCTTCAAAAATTCAAGAAAACACTTGAATTTGAAATTAACCAATGTTAATATAAGATTTAGTTGGTCGGGATATTTGCCGACCTGCTTTAGCCTGTAAGAGCAAAAAAACAATAAGGAGGTTTTAAAATGGCTATCAATTTAGACGCAATGCGTGAAAAACTAAACAAGTTAAACGGAAAAGGAGAAAAGAAGCAGTTCTGGCGCCCGGAAGAGGGCGAAAACAACATCCGAGTAGTCTCAATGCCCGACGGAGATCCTTTCAAGGAAAGGTATTTTCACTATAATGTTGGGACATCTGGTTTCTTATGTCCAAAAAAGAATTTTGGGGATGACTGCCCAGTTTGTAATTTTGGTAACAAGCTGTGGAATGAAGGAACGGAAGAGAGCAGAAAACAGGCAAAGGATTTCTTTGCAAAGCAGAGGTTCTTTTCTCCAGTCCTCGTCAGAGGAGAAGAAGACCAGGGGATTCGAATTTGGGGTTATGGAAAAATGGCCTACGAAAAGTTGCTGACAATCGTTTTGGACCCCGACTATGGTGATATCACAGATCCGGAAACTGGCAATGATCTGAAGATCATGTACGGAAAATTACCGGGTGCATCGTTCCCCCGGACAGATATTAGACCTAGACCAAGAAAGACTGTGTTGTGCGATGATGCAGTAGGTGGTGACGACCGCTGCGCAGAACTTTTAGAGTCGGTCCCTGATTTTGAAACTATTTTCGAGAGAAAGACAACTGAAGATGTTTCTTTGATTTTGGAGCAATTTTTATCTAGTGACAATGGAAGTGACGATGTTGAGAAGTATGGCAACGACAGCGCCACCACCTCGCCCGATGATGTTGAGGCTGCCTTTAATGATCTGCTAAATTCTTGAGGTAGATACTTATGTCAAGAAAAAAGAAACTGAAAAAGGGAGCTTTAGACATTGCTGCTGTGCGTGACATCATAAACAAAAAAGTCGGTCGCGACGTCGCACACTCGCTCCTTCACGATAACCCGACAGAGGTGAAGCAGTGGATTTCCACTGGTTCACGCTGGCTGGACTCAATAATCTGCAAAGGTAAGAGAGCAGGCATTCCAGTAGGAAAGATTTCAGAAATTGCAGGTCTTGAGGCTACTGGTAAAAGCTTTCTAGCTGCGCAGGTAGCCTCCAACGCCCAGGATCTGGGAATTGACGTTGTGTACTTTGATTCGGAATCGGCTATAGATCCTGACTTCCTGCAAAGAACAGGTTGTGACCTAGATAGACTGATGTATGTTCAAGCTGAATCCGTAGAATTTGTCTTAGAAACAATCGAAGAGCTGCTGTCTACGGGTAATAAATGGTTGTTCATTTGGGACTCACTAGCCCTAACGCCATCGCTATCGGATGTGTCAGGAGACTATGATCCTCAATCGACAATGGCAATGAAGGCCAGAATTTTATCGAAAGGTATGTCAAAACTTGTCGTCCCAATCGCCAACGCCGATGCCACTTTGTTAGTGCTGAATCAGTTGAAAACGAATATCACTCGGTCTCCGTCAGAGGCGATGACCACCCCATACATGACTCCCGGCGGAAAAACGCTACCGTATTCGTATTCTCTGCGGGTGTGGCTAACAGGAAGAAAAGCAAAAGCGTCGTTTATCGTGGACGATAACGGTTACAGGATAGGTTCGGAAGTTAAAGTTAAATTGGAGAAATCCAGATTTGGCACAGCCGGCCGTACATGTAATTTTAAAATTCTATGGGGTGATGAATCTATCGGGGTCCAAGACGAGGAAAGTTGGTTTGACGCAATACAAATTTCTGATAGATTGAAGCAATCTGGTGCTTGGTTCACTCTCGTTAAGAACGATGGAACCGAAGAGAAGTTCCAGAGAAAGCAATGGATCACTAAGTTGAAGTCGGAAAGCTTTAGAGAAAGTGTATTGACAATCATGGATAATGATGTTATTATGAAATTCAAGAATAGAGAAGGCAAAGCTGACGACTTTTACGATACGGAACACCCACCAGTAGAAGCTGTCTAAAACCATAGCTACAGCCCGGCTCTTGCCGGGCTTTTTAATAGGAGAATAGTGTGACTAAGAGAATAATGATTGTTGACGCATACAACCAGTTTGTTCGTGGCTATATTGTTGACCCGAGCAAGAACACCAATGGCCAGCCCATCGGAGGTATTCGCACGTTTATTAATATACTCAACAAAATCTCTAGAGAAGTCAGCCCTGATATGATTGTGGTAGTTTGGGATGGTCAGGGCGGATCCCAAACTAGAAGAAAAATCAATAAAAATTACAAAGAGGGTAGAAAACCACTAAGAGTGAATTGGTCAACAGAGGAGATGACGCCCCAGGACACAGACAACAATAGGCTGTGGCAACAATTGAGATTGGTAGAATATCTGAATCAGACTCCCGTTATCCAATTCATGGAGCCATCTGTTGAAGCCGATGATGTCATCTCTTATATCAAATCTTCATCAATGTTTGAGGATTGGCAAAAAGTGATAGTATCGGCAGATAAGGATTTCATCCAGCTGCTAGACGACAAGACTTTATTGTATAGGCCCGTTCAAAAGGAGATCCTCAATAAAAACATGGTTGTAGAGAAGTTTGGTATTCATCCAAGAAACTTCGCCCTCGCCCGGGCAATTGCCGGAGACCCTAGTGACAACTTACCAGGGGTACCTAGAGTTGGCTTGGGGACGGTGGCAAAAAGATTTTCGTTCTTGAAGAACGAAAAAGATTATTTTATCGAAGATTTGCTGGAAAAGTGTGACTCCAAGGAGAATAAAAAATTAAAAATTTATAAAAATATTTTAGAATCACAATCACTGATTAGGGAAAATTATGCAATAATGCAACTTTCTTCCCCTTCTTTGTCTATACAGGCTAAGAACAGGATAGACTCAGTGTTTGAGAATTACACACCCCAATATAATCAAACTGAAATTAGAAAAAGGATGCTAAAAGACGGCGTTCTGACCGTCAATATGGTATCTTTGGAGCAAGGATTTAATAACGCGATCAACTTTCACTCTTCAGAAAACAACAAAAACCAAAAGCAAAAGTAAGTAGAATGCAGCAAACTGTAGATTTCTCTAAATTTGGAAAAACCTTTCAGGAGGACTTGTGCCATCTAATCCTAAATGATCGCTCCTTTGCGGATCAAATGTTTGAAGTCCTAGACTTAGGCTTTTTGGAATTAAAGCACTTGAGAGTTTTCGTGGAGAAGATCTTGGACTATCGATTGAAATATGGGGTGCACCCAACTTCAAAGATTATGAGATCGATCATAAGGACAGACCTCGAAGATCAACTAGAGTCTGTAAAAATAAGAATAAGGGAATACTACGCACGAGTCCTTTCTGCTGGCAACGAACCCTCATCTTCAGAGTATATAAAAGATACCGCCCTAGATTTTTGCAAAAAACAAAAGTTGAAAGGTGCACTAATACAGTCTGTAGATTTAATAAAGTCTTCTTCGTTCGATGAGGTTTCGAAAGTTATAAATGATGCATTGAAGCTTGGGTCAGATAACTCTCTGGGTTATGACTATATGGCTGATTTCGAAACAAGATTCGAAATTAGAAGCAGGAACCCAGTGACATCAGGGTGGAAGCAAATTGATGACATAACGAAAGGTGGCCTAGGCCGCGGCGAGCTGGGCGTTGTTGTTGCGCCGACAGGTGCAGGTAAGTCAATGGTGCTGGTGCACCTAGGCGCCCGGGCTTTGAAGTCCGGAAAAAATGTTTTACATTACACTTTGGAATTGTCGGATACGGTGGTTGCCGGTCGCTATGATTCTTCCATCACTGGCGTGGAACTCAAGAACCTATCTGTCTTTAAGGAAAAGATATACGAGGAAATTAGAGAGATTGAAGGTAGGCTCATTATAAAAGAATATCCGACTCGATCTGCATCAATACAGACCATCAAAAATCATGTGGAAAAACTAAAGGTGCGTGGTTTCGAGCCGGATCTAATCATTGTTGACTATGGGGACCTAATAAAGCCTGAGTTTTCTAAAAAAGACGAAAAAAGGCACCAACTGGAGACTATTTACGAAGAACTCAGGGGTTTGGCACAGATCTGCGATTGTCCACTGTGGACTGCCTCGCAAACGAACAGGTCAGGCTTGAACGCTGAGGTTATCACCATGGAGTCTATCTCGGAGGCCTTTAATAAGTGTTTTGTAGCGGATTTTATCTTTTCGGTCTCAAGAACAATAGAGGACAAAAATACAAATACGGGTAGGGTCTTTGTGGCGAAGAATCGCAACGGCCCAGATGGCTTAGTGTACCCTATCTTTATGGACACTAGCAATGTGAAGATAAAGGTTTTAGATCGAACCGATGAGACGGTCGGTGAGATTATGGAAAAATCAGCGAAAGAGAGATTAGAAAATTTAAAGCAGAAATACGCGAATTACAAAAAACAAAAAAAGGAAGGAGAAAATTAAAATATGGAATTGTCAAGCAAGATATTATCGGACATAACTGTGCACATGAAATATGCAAGGTACCTAGATTCAGAAAACCGCCGCGAAACGTGGGATGAATTAGTAACCAGGAATATGAATATGCATCTAAAGAAGTTCCCTGAGATGGAACTTCAGATCAGGAAAGCCTACAAGATGGTATACAACAAAAAGGTTCTCCCTTCTATGAGATCCATGCAGTTTGGCGGGAAGCCAATTGAGGTGGCGCCAAATAGGATCTTTAATTGCGCTTTCATGCCGATTGACGATTGGCGCGCCTTCGGAGAAACAATGTTTCTTCTATTGGGGGGCACAGGGGTAGGCTACAGCGTTCAAAACCACCATGTTGAAAAATTGCCTGAAATCACTAAGCCGAATAGTAAGAGAACAAGAAGATTTCTAGTAAATGATTCCATTGAGGGCTGGGCAGATTCGGTCAAGGCGTTGTTTCGTAGTTATTTTTACGGAGGCAGCAAGTTGAGATTCGACTATTCAGATATTCGCCCGAAGGGATCACTGCTCATCACCTCGGGCGGAAAAGCTCCAGGCCCCCAGCCCTTGCGAGAGTGCCTCGTAAAACTAGAAGGTATGCTTTCCCTCAAGGAAAATGGAGATAAATTAACCTCGATAGAGGTCCACGACATGGTTTGCCATATCGCTGATGCTGTGCTTGCCGGAGGTATCCGCCGAGCAGCTTTGATTTCTTTGTTTTCTGCGGATGACCAGGAGATGCTGTCAGCAAAGACGGGAAATTGGTGGGAGAGAAACCCTCAACGTGGCCGCGCAAACAATTCAGTTGTTTTGCTGAGGCACAAGATTAACAAAGAATATTTTATGAATCTCTGGGATCGAGTGAAGGCATCAAACGCCGGCGAACCCGGCTTTTATTTTTCCAACGACAAAGATTGGGGTACGAATCCGTGCTGTGAGATCGGACTTAGACCCTTTCAGTTCTGCAATCTGACAGAAGTCAACGTATCGGACCTTGAGGATCAATCAGATTTCAATGAGAGAGTTCGAGCAGGGGCATTTATTGGCACATTGCAGGCTAGCTATACGGATTTTCACTATTTACGAGATATTTGGCGCCGCACTACCGAGAGGGACTCGCTGATTGGTGTGTCTATGACTGGAATAGCCTCGGGCGCAGTCCTGACCTTAGATATGTCAGAGGCCGCCAATATCGTTAAAGAGGAAAACGACAGAGTATCTAAACTAATAGGGGTTAAACCAGCGGCTCGCACGACCTGTGTTAAGCCCGCCGGCACAACCAGCTTGACCTTGGGCACTAGCTCTGGAATACACCCTTGGCATGGTGAGTTCTACATAAGGCGCCTCCGCGTTGGAAAAAATGAACCAATTTACAGGTACCTGAAAACAAACCACCCTGATCTAGTGGAAGACGAGTATTTTAGCCCACATACTACTGCAGTAATCTCCGTCCCTCAACGCGCTCCAGAGGGGGCCATCACGAGAAACGAGTCAGCCCTGCAGCTGCTCAAGAGAGTCAAGAGGGTTACGGACGAATGGGTCCGCCCTGGATTTCGTAAGGGTCAGAATACTCACAATATATCCGCGACAGTATCCATCAAGGATGCCGAGTGGGTTGACGTTGGAGAGTGGATGTGGGATAATAGAAACAGCTATAACGGACTATCGGTTTTACCTTATGACGGTGGCACCTATACCCAAGCACCATTTGAAGATTGCTCAAAAGAAACATATGAAGTGATGATGAAGAGCCTTCAGACCATTGACCTCACAAAGGTGGAAGAGCAAGAAGACAACACCGATCTCAAAGGTGAAGCTGCCTGCGCCGGCGGCGCTTGTGAAATTAATTTTATTTAAAACTTGACACATCAAGCTGTATACTATACAATATATAATATACTCTAATAGAAAACCAATAAAAGGAGAAATCTTGAATACTACAAATGATCAAAAAGAAAAAGAACAGCATATGTCTGACTACATTAAACAGTTAGCTGCAATTGAAAATGCTATTGAACCCTTCAAGGAACAGAAGAAGGATTTGAGGGAATCGTTTCACGAGAACGGCTGGTTAACGAAGGAGGAAATGAGACTAGCAGTGAAAGCCTATAGGCTTGTCAAGTCGGACACTGATATGGATGAGCTGGTAGATTGCTTTCAGAGATTGAAGAAAGCTAGGGTGACGATTTGAAGATCACGAAATTCAAACCAGTAAATAGACACATACACATTGTACCCCACACCGAAGAACCAAAGCAAGAATCAGGAGTACTCCTGCCAGAAAACTATAACCCTGAGCAAACAAAATATGTGACAGCTAATGTTATTGCCGTCGCCGCGGACTGTAATAGCCAAATACAGAAAAGCTTCCGAGCCGGCCTAGGGTCCCTTAAGATTATTGTTGATAGATCAATGATAGAATTAGTGGAAACTAAAAATAAAAAACTTCATGTGATCCTGGAAAACTATGTTGTGGGCTTGTTAGACACACCAGATATTTTAGACTAATAAGGATTTTCAATGAAAAATAGCATAATTTTATTTGTGGCGTTGCTTTTGGTGTCCTGCGAAGACAACGCGAAGACACATTCGCCAGAAGCGGCCAATCAATTTGAGGACCTAGGGAGGCTGCATATACCACCTGACGCCGCCCCTGAAGAGTCCCCGGACGCCTATCTCATTAGGCAGTGGGATTCTGCAGTGGACGCTCTTGTCGACGCAGCACCCGAGCGCGTCTGCGAGAATCTGTACGGCCGAGCACCATGTGAGATAGAGGGGTTAGTTGGTCCTTGCGCTATCGGTGAGAAAATTTGCTATTTAACACATTGGGGCCAGTGCTCACCCACAGCTTTTCCTAGACAAGAGGTGTGTAATGCAGTCGACGATGACTGTGACGGCAGGCTAAATGAGTCACCCTCTAATTTGGTAGAAGATCCGCAGATAGAGTTACTTTCTAGGGCTTGCTATACCGGTCCCCCTGGGACGCAAAAGTTTGGCCCCTGTCGCCCGGGAATCAGGCTTTGTACGCTATTAACAAGACAAACAGACGCCGGCGTAGAGGAGTACTATGGCTTTGGTGAGTGTGAGGGAGAAACGCCCCCTGGAGAGGAGCAGTGCGATTCAATTGACAATGATTGCGACGGATTGACTGATGAGGGGGTACTAAATGTCTGCAGCCAGTGCGGCCCAGACCCGATTGAGGTCTGTGACGGCGAAACAGATGAAGACTGCGATGGTTTGGTCGATGAAGGGGTTAGAAATATCTGCGATCTATGTGGCCCGGACCCAATAGAGCAGTGCGATGGATTAGACAATGACTGTGACGATTCTGTCGATGAGGGGCTGTTAAACGATTGCGGAGAATGCGGGCCCCTTCCGCGTGAGCTTTGCGACTTTGTTGACAACGATTGCGACGGCCATGTTGACGAGGATTTTGCTGAGGAGGTCTGTGCGTGTGACCATCCGGATTATGTACCTCAGCCCGAGATATGCAATGGCGCCGACGAAGACTGCGACGGATTTGTTGACGAAGGGCCAAATGGCGGACCACTATCAATGCTCTGCTCTACTGATATCCTTACAAACGAGGTGTTGACTTATGAAAACCGTGCCGACGGCCCAGAATACGTAGCTGGTGATTGCAGATTGGGAGCGGCCTTCTGTGAACAGAGACGTAACGCCGACGGCGAATTACAATATGGCTATTTCGAATGCCAGCAAGAAATAAGGCCTTCAGTCGAGCGCTGCGATAACGAGGATAACGATTGTGATGGTTCTGCGGACGAAGACTTTCAACAAGGTCGTGTTGCAGTTATGATGATCGTAGACATCTCTGGCTCAATGGACGACGGAGAGCTGGGTGCCGCTTTTGATGCTACACGAAATTCGGTCCGAAGACTGTTCAATGATGGCATCGAAGATGTGTGTTATATGCTTGCAGTTGTCGGAAACGATGATATGCCAGACCCCTACTTATCTTACCCTGGGGATAATTGCGTCCCTGGCGTAGAAGATCCGCCAATTGTGCCGATTGAGGATATGACAAACGCGGTAAATACACTCAGAAGACAGATTCAAGCTGGCGCCGTCAATCAAGGCGGAGCTTCAGAAAATACCCTCGATGCTCTAGGGAAGTTCTTCACAGACGACAGGATCGACTGGGACCGAGACGGTATCAACGATAACGTTCTCTGGAACACCAGTCGCCCAGAAGCCGCAATTCAAGGAATTGAGGACCAGTGGGAGGTTGATTTGAGTCTCTATACTCACAGGATCGCAATAGTTATCGGTGACGAGCCTGCACAGGGGAGCGAGTTCAATAATCACGCTGCAGCTTCCGCCATGGCTCATGCAAATGGTATGGCGTTTATTATTGGAAATAGACAAAATGTTAATTCATATCAGCCATTAATTGACTTCGGCGCCGTTCATGTCGAGGGGCTGCAAGGATTTAGAAATAACAATGTGCAGCAAATAATTGATGTGGTAACCGAGGCTATCGAAGAGGCAGCTTGCATCAACAACCGACAAGGGCAGCAGGATGCAAGTCTATTCAGGCGGGGCAACTCTTCTATATACAGTTATGTGGCAAATATTTACGGGCACTATAGTGAAAAACTTCAAATATGTTTGTAGAGAACCTGGTGATTGGCAGCTCTTACGAATCTTATTTATATAGTTTTCTAAAGGGCTACCATCACTTGAGCAACGGAGCCTTGGGTCCGCTCTTTTACGAGACAGCTAGAGTTGGGTTTTTTGGAGAAAAGAACAAGAAAGCTGCCCTGACTCACATTAAGATATTACTGTCAATCGCAGGTAGGAGTTTTGATTTCCTAGACCTAGAAAAGATTAAAATAGAGGACTCCATGTTGCGGGTATATTCTGATTACCCTACTGTAAAATACTCTTTTGGGTGTTGTTATATTTTCGACAAACAAAACGTAGTTCATGAAAACGAGATAGTTGGCAAACCTGAAATTATGTATAAGGTTGTAGATGATTTTGAAGTTAGAAATTTACCCAGAAGCCAGAAAACTATCCCGGCATTTAGTGAAGGCTTCTTGAAAGCTGTGAATTTTTATACGTCAGATCGTGTGCTTGGGGCGAAACATATAACTGACTGCGTAGCAGAATCTGTACTTTCAAGCGAACAAATATCCAGTTTGGAGTACTCTGATACAGTTGCTAAATTCTTGATTCAAAGCAAATTAAAATCCTTGGGGTACCTAGGTCGTATTTCCGGCAAGAGAGATAACGGAAAACACAAGTATTTGTCACCTGAAGTCACCCACGTTAACAGGTATGTGTACAGTTTAGATCACAGCACTTATAAGAACACTGAGAGCGTGCTTTTTCTCAACTTATCGGAACACGAAATACTCAATAGTTATGTTTAGCGCGACTAAAGGGAGGAATGTTGCAGGGATAATACCACTAGCAGGGTACCAAAATAATCTCGGCTCACCACTGCCAGATTACCTCCAGCTAATATCAAGCGAATATACAGCCTTAGAAAGAAGCGTATATGAGTGTTGTTTTGCGGGATGCGACTCGATATGGATTGTATGCAATGACGATGTCAGTCCTGTGGTTCGCTCTCTCATTGGCGACTACGTCATGAATCCGAAAATATATAAAACTTGGAATAAATTGAAAAATCACGAAGAACACAAAGAGTATATACCTGTTTTTTACGTGCCAGTTTTAAGAAAACACAGGAACAGAAGAGACAGCTTGGGCTGGTCGATATTAGATGGTTCGCTGACGGCATACAAGATCAGCAAGTCTATCACCAAATGGTCAACACCAAGTAAATATTATGTTTCTTTCCCGTGCTCTATTTATAATCCAGAGGCGGTTTTCCCTTTTAGGGCGAAAATACGCGGCCCTGAGTCTTTTTATCTCTCACACGAGAATCAGACCGTCAAGGATGGCAAGTATTTGGGCTTCACTTTTTCGCCTGAAGATTGGCGCGTCTACAAGAAGTTCATCAGAGAAAACTGCACAGGTGGATCCAAAGATCTGCACCCGAAAGAAAGGTGGTCTTCAAGGAACTTTAGTGTTGACAAAATATTTAATCGTGATACAATAAGCATTGATATCAAAATAGAACTAGATTCGTATTTTGATATGAATTCGTGGAATCACTTAATTGAGTACTATAGATCAGACTCAAAGTTAATGAAACCACATAAAGATATAATAAAACCTTACAGAAAGAAAGATTGTTATGAAACAAAGTAAAATTAAGTTTGTAGGCCTGCACGCACATTCCGTAGCCGGCTCGCCATTTGATGCCCTGGGATACCCGCAAGAGCATATGGATTTTGCGTATGACAACGGAATGGATGCCTTAGCGTTAACCGATCACGGAAATGCAAATGGTTTAGCCTATCAGGTTCTGCATGCAAAAAAAATGAACAAGGAGGGGAGGACCTTCAAGCCGATTTATGGCGTAGAGGCTTACTTTATTCCCTCGGTAGCAAACTGGAAAAAGGACTATGAGGAAGTGAGGGCAAATGCCAAGAGAAAGTCTGAATATGAAAAAGTCTTTTCGGGAACCCAGGTAGAAAACGAAGAATCAAAAAAGAAGATCAAGTCGGCACTTAATCGAAGGCGACACTTGATTTTATTAGCCCAAAACCAAACAGGCTTGAAAAACATATTCAAAATGATATCAAGTTCTTATGTTGGCGATAATTTTTATCGATACCCCCGCGTTGATTACTCCCTACTCAAGAAATACAATGAAGGGGTCATAGCAGCTTCTGCGTGTCTTGGTGGGGTTTATGCCGGCGACTACTGGGAAAACAGAGACCTTGGACCCGACGCAGTATTGGAAGCTATGAGAAAAACAACATCAAAGATGAGAAGAATCTTCGGAGACAGGTGGTACGGCGAGCTGCAATGGAACAATGTTCCAGAGCAACACGACTTAAACAAGTATATAATTCAAATGCATCGCGAGACAGGCATGGAGCTCATCTCAACAGCAGATTCCCACTACTATAACCCAGAGGTTTGGAAAGACAGGGAGTTGTACAAAAGGCTTGGTTGGCTTGGTAAAGGCCGCCCTGATTATATGTCGGAGAGTTTGCCACTATCAGTCGAGGAAGTTGGATACGAATTGTATCCTAAAAACGGCGACCAAATGTGGGACTCGTACAAGAGATACTCTGCACTTGCAGGGGTAGAGTACGAGGATGATTTGGTGATGCGCTCAATAACGAACACATACGATATCGCACACTCCAGAATAGAGCACTTCTTTCCGGATAACACGGTCAGACTTCCAGGATTTATTGTGCCAGAAGGCGCCTCCGCAGGTCAGACTCTCGCGGCCTTGTGTGCGGAAGGTCTGCGTAGCCTAGGCCTTGCACAGAACAAGGAATACGTTGATCGTATTCGTTTTGAGATAGACACCATTGATTCAAGGGGTTTTTCAAAATATTTCTTAACAATGAAAGCAATTTCGGACATGGCTGTAGAGAAGCAACTCGTTGGCCCGGGCCGCGGCTCAGCGGCTGGGTCCCTTGTGTCTTACGTGTTAGGTATAACCCAAGTGGACCCGATTGTACACGGCCTTCAGTTTGAGAGGTTCTTGACTAAAGGGGGTCAGGGTTACCCAGATATTGACTATGACGTATCTGACCCAATGGCTCTAAAAGAGTTTCTCATTGATGAGTGGGGAGATAACACAGTGGTGCCGATCACTAACTGGAACACTCTTCAGCTTAGATCTTTGATCAAGGATATATCAAAGTTTTATGGGATAAATTTCACTGAAGTTAACAATGTCACAAGCAAGATGGTTTTTGAGGCGACACCGCTAGCAAAGAAGGCCCATGGCATTTCCGCAGGGGTTTATGTCCCAACCTTTGAGGAATTGATGATGTACTCTGAAACGCTTCAAAAATTCTTGGAAAAATACCCAGATATCAAGATTCATGTTGAAAAGTTGTATGGCCAAACAAGATCAGCAAGCCGGCATGCAGGCGGCGTGGTAATAGGTGAAAATCTTGATGAGTGGATGCCGTTAATAAACAGCGGCGGTGTGCGCCAGACTCCTTGGTCTGAAGGCCAGAATGTCCGCCACCTTGAACCCATGGGCTTCATCAAATTCGACATTTTAGGCTTGGCATCTCTTAGAATGATGGAGGGCGCCATCGAAAGGATCTTGAGGAGGCATTTCGGTGTAGAAAATCCCTCGTTTAAAGAAATTAAAGATTTCTACGACGAAAATTTACACCCAGAAAAGATAGATCTAAAAGATGAAAAAGTTTGGCAAAACGTGTTTCACGAAGGCAAGTGGGCAGGCATCTTCCAGTTTACAGAGCCTGGCGCCCAGGCTTTTTGCAAAAATGCAAAACCAAACAACATCACAGACTTGGCAGCAATAACCAGTATTTATCGTCCTGGCCCCCTTTCGGCTGGAGTAGATAAGATGTATATAGGGGCGAAACAAAACCCAGAAGAGGTGGAATATCAAAGCAGTATCGCAAGAGAGGTCACAGAAGAGACCTATGGCTTCCTGATCTTTCAGGAGCAGATCGCCCTACTTGCACACAGGCTGGGTAAGAATCTAACCCTCGATGAGGGGAATAAGCTTCGAAAGCTCTTAACTAAGAAGGGCACTGGCGAAGTCCAAGAGAAAAAAGACAAAATTTGGTCTAAATTCCAAGAAGGTTGCTTAGAGAAGGGTATGCCAAAGTGGCAAGCAAAGGAGCTATGGGATAAGTTCGAGTACTTTTCAGGATACGGGTTCAATAAATCGCACGCAGTCTCTTATTGCATGTTGTCTTTTCAATGTGCTTGGTTGTTAAATTATTACGAGGCCGAGTGGTTGTCAGCATTCCTAGACAAGGAGCCGGAGACGAGGAAGGAGCGAGCAATATCTACTGCTAGGTCTTTTGGATATAATATAGAGCCACTTAACGTGAATACTTCTGGTGTAGCCTGGGAAATTGCAGATGACAACTCAACACTCATACAGCCCCTCACCTCAATTAAGGGCTTAGGTTCAGTCGCTATCGACCAGATTGTCAAGAATAGACCATTCAACACAATCGAGGATTTTCTTTTCAATGCAGACATAAAGTATTCCAAACTAAACAAAAAGGCCCTTGATGCACTATGTAGAGCGCAAGCATTAAATGTTCTGGTGGATTCGAGATTCTCTGGGTTAAAGCATTTTTGGTCAGCTTGCGTGGTAGATCGACCCAGAAAAGAGAAGAATCTGCAAGAAAATATAGAAAAATACTACGGAGAAGGAGACTTCTCTGAAGAAGAGAAGCTTGAATACATGGTTAGTTTGACTGGTGTTTTCCCGATCAGCGTCGTCATCACTCCTCGCGTCCGGGAGAAACTAGACGAGCTTTGTGTGCCTCCAATTTCAGAGTTTGATGAGCAGTTGGGCGTAACCTGGTTCATACCGAGGGAATGCAAACTTAAAAAGACTAAGAACGGTAAAAAGTTTTTTGTTGTAAAAGTCATTGATGATAATAACGAAACAAACACAATAAGGTGCTGGGGGGTCGACCCCGAGAAAGACGTGGTGCACATAAATCGTCCGTACATGGCGAGATTAAAATATGACCCTAATTGGGGATTCTCGACATTTAGTGTGAGAAAGATGTTTAAGTTACTAGGTTGATTATGAATACGAAGATTTGCTCTAAATGTAAAAAGGCAAAGTGCCTGAATGAGTTTTACGTCCGCCGCGGCGCCAAGTACGCAGATGATGCACGTAGATCCGAATGCAAGGAATGTGGACTCCGTGCAGTTATAGAGTGGAAGAGCACCCCTGCCGGAAAAGCTTCTACTGAAAAGTATAAAAAAAGTGAAAAAGGCAAAGCCGCCAGGCAAGAGTACTACAAAAAAAATAAAGAAAAATTTAAAGAATATAATAAGCAGTATAGAATAAAAAACAAAGATATTCTTGCAAAGAAACGGGAACAGTGGTACTCTGAAAATAGAGATGAGATTCTGGCAAAAAGAAGGTTGTGGAACCTTACGCCGGAAGGTAGATACAAGCAGTACAAATACAAGGCAAAAGAGAGAGGCCTTTCTTTTGAGTTGTCATTCGAGGAGTTTTGTAACTTGTGGAAAAAGCCTTGCACATACTGTGGTGCATCGATTGATACCATCGGAATAGACAGAGTTGACAATAACATTGGTTATAATATTAAAAATATAGTTTCTTGTTGTTCCTCCTGCAATACAAAGAAGGGGCAAATGACTTGCGAACAGTGGAATAGAATTTTGAAAAAGGAGACAAAAAATGACACTAAAAGTTTATAAGGTTAGAAAAAACGCAAAGATTCCGGAAAGAGCACACCCAACAGATGCGGGGATGGACTTTTTTTTCTGCCCAGATGAAGAGGTGGCAATCACAATCCCGCCAGGCTCCAGCACGCTTTTGATGACAGGGGTCAAGGTTGAAGTGCCAGAGTCATGTATGCTTCAAATTATGAACAAATCCGGCATTGCCTCAAAGCGTTCGCTGGTGACAGGCGCCTGCGTTGTTGATAGTGGGTATGATGGAGAGATATTTGTGAATATACACAACATAGGCAAAACTCCGCAAACAATCTTACCTGGACACAAAATAGCTCAAGGAGTTTTTGTTGAAATCCGACGCCCGATGCTCGTCGAAACGACTTCAAGTAGCGTTTATGGCAGCGAGACATCCCGCGGTCATGGCGCATTGGGCTCAACAGGAGATAAGTGATGACGTCTTTCTCAAGACAGCTACGCCGCAAAAAAAGAAACAGGTTTATGAAAACTTTCAAAAAGACTATGAAAAATTTCAAAAAGTCAGTTAAATGCTCTCAGTGCTCTCGCGAGCCCCGAGAAGGGGAGACGATCGATGCTTGGCTGATGCAAAGGTACTCTGATAGGATCTTGCTCGCATGCCCGGAGTGCTCCCAGGGGGATGAGCAAAATGTCTGAACAACCTTTTCAGATGACGTTCTCATTCGACGACGTGTTGCTGGTTCCAAAGTTTAGCGACATAGGATCGAGAAAAGAGATAGACATCTCCTCACAAGTCGGAAGTCATAAATTTTCGTTACCTATAATTTCCAGCCCGATGGATACAGTTACCGGAACAAATATGGCTAAGACTATTTTTAATCATGGTGGCCTTGGAGTTCTACATAGGTACAATACAATACACGAACAGTGCAAAATGGCCACAGACGCGGGCTCTGTTACATTGGCAGCCGCCGTCGGCGTCAGTGGAGACTTAATGGATAGGGTGGCCGCTCTGTGGACTGTAGGTGTTAAGATTGTTTGTGTTGATGTTGCTCACGGGCACCATTCAAATGTCGAGCAGGCCATAAAAAAAATTAAAGACCTGTATGCGGAAGACATGACAATAATCGCCGGCAATGTAGCCACACCAGAAGGGTTTAGTGATTTACAGTCTTGGGGCGCTGATGCGATTAGAGTTGGCATCGGCGGAGGCTCCATATGTAGTACTCGAATTCAGACAGGACACGGTATCCCAACATTCCATTCAGTCTATGCCTGCAGTCAGGTGAAGGGGAGGGCTAGTTTGATAGCAGATGGGGGAATAAAAGCGACAGGCGACATCGTCAAATCTATCGCCGCCGGCGCAGATTTTGTTATGCTGGGCTCGATGTTGGCAGGCACTGCCGAATCCCCAGGTGAGGTTATGAACTCCACCGGCGGCAAGAGATACAAAGTCTATAGGGGGATGGCTTCCAGGGCTGCCCAAGAGGAATGGAGAGGCGAAGCAAGGTCGCTTGAGGGTATCTCTACGACGATACCATATAAGGGGTCTGTAGAAAATATCCTGACAGATTTAAAACAGAACATTAGAAGCGGTTTTTCGTATTCGGGAGCACGAAACAAGGAACAGTTCCAGAAATCTCCAGTCTTCATAAGGCAAACATCCTCAGGCGCCTCAGAGAGCGGCACGCATATTTTGAGTAAAAATGAGTGATGATCAGTGGAGAAAATTGGTGTTCTATGAAACCACCAGGAATTCAATAGAACTAAAGATCAGGCTTAGGTATGATTCAATTAGCCAGGGTTTGTTTTTTCGATCTCTAATCGACCGATATATCGCAGGTGACCCGAGAATTATAGAAATAGTTTCGGAGGTAAAGGAGAATAGCACTTCGATGGGTAAGAGAAACATAAAAAACTCTACAAGTGAAATCACCCAGGGAAAAGATTTCGCAAGCGATTTGGGCCTTTCTGATCAGGAGAGACAAAAAATTTATGATATTTTAGAAACAGGAGATTGGGATTGGGAATAAAAAAACAAGAAACTTGCTGCACCTGCGAGTGTAATGGGCTGCCAAAAGAGCAGTGCAGATATTATATAGACTACGAAAAAGATGATAATTGTTGTTTAGTTGCAATAGAAAAGAACGATAAAATGACTTTAAAACAAATATCAGAAAGATTAGGCATTAGTTTAGTTAGGGTTTCCCAGATAGAGAAAAAGGCACTGAGTAAGCTCTACAAAAAGATAAAAATATAGCTTTTTTGTTATCTAAATACTATTTATTACTGTAATAAAAGCACACTTGTGTACCAACAAAAGGAGAAAAAAGAATGAGTGGTAAAAAATTGCTTTCGGAAAATACCGTGAGAAGGTTCATGCAGCTGGCTTCTATAGAGCCTTTAAGCAATAAGTTTATTGCTGAATCGCCAGCATATAAGGGAGAATACGACGACGATAAAGATCCGATGGAGGAGGCTCTAGAGGACGAGGAAGAACTCGAACTTGACGACGCCGACGACGAGATGGACTTAGACCCAGAACTTGGCGCCGAAGATGATGAGATGGACCTAGACCCAGAAATGGACGCCGAAGAGCCAGGTATGGCTGATATGTCTTTGACTGAGGAAGAGGCAAGAATTCTGATCGATCTTGGCAAGAGACTGGAGGAGGCTCTAGGAGAAGAGGGGGATTTGGCTGCCGATGACGATCTAGATGTTGCCCCTGTGGACGATGCCCCTGTGGATGCCGAAATGGACGCCGAAGAAGAGGTGGAAGATGAAGAAGAGCCACCTATGGCGGAATCCTTGGTTAACGAAGTCCTAAAAAGAGTGACCAAGAGAATTATTAAAGAAAAGCTCAGATAGGGCAAAACTTCATGATCTCATTCTTTTAAAAAAAGCCGCACTTGTGCGGCTTTTTGTTTACTAGCTCGGCAGATCGTGATATAATAGACATGCAACCCATCAAACGAAAAGAGAATAAAATTTTGAAAGAGAACAAGAAAGAGAACAAGAAAGAGAACAAGAAAGAGAAGAAGAAAGAGAACAAGAAAGGTAAAAAGTCAAAAGAAGAACAAATTATCATCGTTAACAACATTCAGGCATCCTCGCCGCCTGAAGACAACCTTAGAACTGTCACTCTATATGGCGACGTCACAGAAGACTCTGCCAAAGAGATTGTCTCTGGCTTGCTATATCTGGAGAGCACCTCGCAAGTATCCCAATACAAAGACCCCAGCGATCCGGATTCTGAAATAGAACTAAGAAACTTAGATATAAATTTACTTGTCTCAACAAACGGCGGCTCTGCATCCGACATGTTCTCTATAGTGGATACAATGAAGATGATCCAAGAAAAGACATGTGATGTTTCGACGCTAGGTCTAGGGAAGGTGTTTTCAGCTGGCGTGCCAATCTTGGCTTCCGGCACAAAGGGCAAAAGAAACATAGCAAAAAACTGCAGGGTAATGATTCACAATGTGTCCTCTGGCGTAGCCGGAACACTGGATACAATGGAGAATGAGATTCATGAAATTCGCTGGATTGAAGACAGTTATATAAATTGTTTGGTCGAAAATACCAAACTAACAGAAAAGAAGCTGAGAAAAATGCTGAACTCCAAAAAGGAAGTCTATATATCAGCCGAACAAGCTATAAAACTGGGAATTGCGGACAATTTAGTCTAATTACTATAAGGAGATAAAAAGTGGATTGGTTTAATTATTATAATAAAAAGCCGCAGGTTACTAAATCTGAGGATTTCTTTTCTATTTTCGAAGAAGTTTGGAAAGAAAATGGAAATAGTCTTACAAAAAAGCAGAAATCGCTTCTTAGGGACGATTTTTTCCAAAATACTTTAAAAGAAATTTTCTCCGGTATTGACTATACTAGCATCGCCCGGCGCCCAATTAACGAGAACAAGAGCTTGGTAGACCTCCTTCGGGAAGAGGAGGAAGAATATACGATGCAGGAGATTCGGCTAGGTTTGCCAAAACTGAGGATATCGGAGGACTGGGGCAAGCCAGAATCAAACGATCGCCAAATTATTCAAAGGTTTACTGCGTCGATCCCTGGAGACACACTTCAGCAAAAACTGGAATCGGTAAACAATGTAGCCACGGGCCAAGTTCAGATGGCATCACTGGGTCAAATCCTGGGCAGCCTAGTGGTCTTAGAAGTGTTGTATACGATTTTAGCACAATATACGGAATCTGCTGGCGGCTTTATCTTTGAAGGTTTCCTCGCAGGGTTATTTGGCAAAGACTCAGTTCAAATTACAGACGTTGGAGAAGACGATGGAGAAGCCACAGGAAAGCCCATAACAGACGTTCAATTAGGGGATAAGGAATATTCTCTAAAACTTCTCGGACCCGGAACATCTGTGAAGGGGTCTTGGAGAAACATGACAGAGCATTTTGCAGGCCCAAGAAACCACGTTGTTTATTTGGACGCCCGGCGCTCCAATCCTGGTGCAACTGATAGTCTTGAATTTGGTGAGTTTGTAATCACTTTGCCAAACTTTATGGATATATTTTATGAACCCTTCAAGGGCTTTGTTCCCCAGGAGGCCCCTGTAAAGACAAAAGAACAACTCATGAAGACTCTAGACAAGTACGGAGAGCTGGCTTTCGGAGTTCAATTTTCTGGACCCTTCGGCGGTAGAGGAAAGGGAGGCTTCAGTCTAAAAGGAGTGAAAAAAGAAAAGGATATGGCTATCCTTATGAGGGCTCTCGAAAACCACCCAGAAGAAAATATTGATGCAAAAGTTTTGTGGTCTAAAGAAGATTTTACAGCTAGTACTAAGGCGACATATCTCTTTGGTTCTGCAGCGCAGTTTAATGCAGTCCAGAGAGCCATCAAGACCGGCAAAAAGGAAAGAATCATAGCCGCACTCCGCAAGACGGATGGCTATATAAAGAAGAGGCAATTTGAATTCACCAGGAATCAGGCTGAGTCCATTTCAAATTTCCAGCACTTATCTACTATCATGCTGGGCGAGGAACAACTCAAAAAAACTTGGATGCTGTATGGGGACATTCTCAGAAAAACGGTAACACCGGTATATATGGCTATAGCACGTTTCAACGAAAATGTGTCAAAATATTTTATGGGCTCCGAAGAAGGCCTCCAGCGTAAGGCCCTGGCACTGGCCGCTCAGCAAGACCTGGGAACGCTCAAGGAGGCGACGGATGAAGCAATATCACAAGTAGAGCAGTCAGAGAAAGATGAATATGCCCCAGAGAACATAGACAGTCAATTAGCCGCGGCCGAATAAAAAAGCTTGACTTTTTTCTAAAATACCTTATAATATAAACATAGACTTAAAAGCGAGGAAATCTTGAACACAAAACTAGAACACGGAAATGAACTTAGAAGCAAAATTCTTAAAGGTGTAAATCTTTTGGCAGATTATGTTTCTGCCACGATGGGTCCAAAGGGCCAGAATGTAATCATTCACAAAAAAGACAGAAGACCATTTGTCACAAAGGACGGAGTAACCGTCGCCCGAAACTTGTCTTTCGACGACCCGTTTGTAAACGTCGGCGCCGAAGCAGTAAAACAAGTATCAGCAAAGACAAACCATGATGCAGGAGATGGCACAACTACCTCAACAGTTCTAGCCAGAGAGTTACTTAATCAGGCGGACAAACACATTCGATCTGGCACTCCCCCGATTGAAATAAAGAGGGGCCTTGAGAAGTGCTTGGCAGTATCGCTGCTCTCGTTAGAGGAGACCTCAAAGAGGATCTCTTCAGAAGAGGAGATTTTTGGAGTAGCATCAATCTCAGCAAACAACGATCCAGAGATTGGGCAGTTGGTCGCTGAGGCAGTTTCACGAATTGGGAAGAATGGCTCAGTCACTATCGCGGATGCTAGGTCAATGACCACTACGCTGGATCTGGTAGAGGGCTTTAAATTTTCTTCGGGATATGCGGCAAACGCGTTTGTAACAGATGAAAGGAAAGGGATCATTCAGTATGAGGATCCTCTGTTTTTGGTAACTGATTCAAGAATCGACACTGTTCAGGAGATATTGCCCGCTCTGGAGATTGCAGCGAGAGAGAACAAGCCGCTTGTCATCGTCGCGGACGATATTGAGGGCCAAGCATTGGCGGCCTTGATCATGAACACGGTGCGCGGAACAATGAAGATAGCAGCAGTAAAGGCCCCTGACTACGGTGAAGCGCGAAGAGATACTCTATCCGATCTCGCGGTTTCAACTGGTGCGACATTCTTTCAAAAATCAAGCACCTCGCCAATCTCAGAAATTCAAATCTCTGATTTTGGTCAAGCTAAGAGTGTCGAGATTACGAAGTTTTCAACAACAGTCGTGGATGGCAACGGAGGCGACCAGGAAATACTCTCCTTAATGGAGAAGCTGAAGAAAGAGGTTGCTGAAACAGAAGATTTAGATGAGGCAGCGAGAACCCAACAGAGGATTAGCAGGCTATCTTGTGGAGTGGCGATCATTAATGTGGGCGCTAGTACGGAGATAGAGATGATAGAAAAGAAGCACAGAATAGAAGACTCTCTAGAGGCTGTCCGCTCCGCACAGCAGGAGGGCATCGTTCCTGGCGGAGGATTAACCCTTTTGAACATTTCAGCCGATTTGGCAGTCGACTTTGATAACGAGGACCAAGCCGCGGCCCTAAATATATTCAAGAGAGCTCTCGAAGCCCCCTTCCGTGTTATGGCGGGCAACGCAGGAATCAATGCAGATGTTGCCCTGTTGAAAGTGCCAAAGGGTTCGGATGCTGTTGGTGTAGATTTCTCCACAGGGGAGGCCACAGATTTACTCGAAAGGGGCATCATAGATCCGACAAAAGTTACACGCTGTGCGCTGCAAAACGCAGTTTCGGTTGCGAATACTTTACTTTTGACAAATCACGGTATTATTGAAGTTTGATTTCCTCATGACTAGTTAAGTTAATGGAGGGCCAAGTCAATGACAAATCAAAAATCTCTTATTGAGTTTGACAAAAAATTAGATAAACTCTGCAACGGAATGGATATAATGAAAGAAAAACAAGATCAAATGGCAGAAGACATAGTTAAAATCAAAGAAGCAGTATATAATCCAGACGAAGGGTTGTATGCCAGACTTAGAGAGCTGGAAACTTGGAAAGCTTCCAGTTCAAAGATGATCTGGACCCTCTTTACGGCCGTCATTGGGCTAATTTCAGCTCTTGTGTTAAAGAGTTTTTGAGGCAGAAATGCTGTTAAAGATCAATAAGTTACTCTTGCAAAGCTCAGGCACAGACCTAACTCCCGCGGTGCAAGAGATGTATATAAACACTGATATGATACAGACAATTCGTGCCTATCCTAAGGTGAAAGAATATCTTAGGTCTCATGGGGATTTCGCAACGAATGAGTACTCATTGATAGAATACGGAAACCAAGAAAAGGAAGAAATAATCGTGCAAGGCACCCCAGAGGAAATTTTAACAAAACGTGTTACCGCAAAGGTTTTGTATGGTTGATAGATATTTTATTTATGGCAGGTCTACTTGTCCCTTCTGTACTCTCGCTGAGAATTTTTTATCCGCCCAAAAGAGGGAATTTTATTTTTTTGACTACGCCGAGGAGCTCGATTCTTTAGACGAGGTGAAGCGCTTCTATTCGTCTGAGACTGTTCCCATTATCTTGGAAAATAACAAAAAAACAGGCGAAACAATCAAAATTGGCGGCTACACAGACTTGCTAGACTGGCACCGATTTCAGACAGGAGAATAATTGAAAGAAGATAAGCACATACCAGTAAAGGTTTCGGTATTCGAGAGAATATCGAAAAAGATGAAACCAATAAAGAACAAGGTGGGCTCTCTAATAGAGGGGCACTATAACTCATCTTCAGTGTTTCCCGAGAGAGATTTGACGGTTTTGTTGGAGCTGCAAGTCTCTTGTACGATTCTATGTAATTTTCTAGATGAACTGAAGGAGCAGGCCACAGAGGCATCCACAGACGAACTTCAGCTACTGCCAGAGGAAGTTACACTATTGACCACCTTGGTGACCGCTGTTGAGTCTGCTTCTACCCATGGTCTTGGCAACACCAATCTTATGGATCATTAATGAAATTAGTTGCAGGCATCTTGGCCTTCACGTTGGGTCAGATTTTCGGATGGTATCAACTTAACCTTCAGAACATTTCAGAGTGGTGGAAAGACAAGCCACTAGTTTCTGCCATAGTTTTTGGTATACCCACTAGTATGTTGTTTTGGTACGGTTGGAAATTTATTTATGAATATTCAAGTGCAGCCTGGTCGGCGCGCTTCATTGGTTCTTGCACCGGTTATTTCGTTTTTGCAATATTGACATGGCAGGTCTTAGGCGAGTCTATGTTCACCCCAAAGACGCTTGTGTGTCTTGCGTTGGCAGCAATAATCCTTATAATCCAGGTTTTTTATTAAATTACATTAAAAAAAACTATTTATTAAAGGAGAATCGTTATGAGTTTTGATCAGATTTGGAGAAAATTTCTTAAAGAAGACCTCTCTAGCGGGATCACCGAAGAAATAGGTCGGTCACGTCAGCGAGGTATATATAAGTTCTATTGTATGTTATCGTATAATTTGACTACCTTGGAGGGCAAGTCCAGAGGTCTTGACGACATATTAGCGGATCTCAGAGCTTTGCCAAACGTAACGATCGTCACGGTTGTAGTGAGAAACCAGAAAATATCAGAAAGAAACTATGTAGCGGGTTTGTCTGTGAAATTCATACCTAGTATACCTGGGCAATTCAACTCCCCCGAAGATGTGAAACAGAGAATATTGCGAGATATCAGAAAGCTTGCTAATGTGGGGACCGTGTTTAAGATCTCTGCAGGTCTAGAAAGGCTGGAGTAGTGAAGGACATATCGGAATCCAAGAGAGAGTCTTTGATGCCTTTAATTAGAGAGACTCTAAAAGAGGAGACAACGGAGATTATTCCTGTTTCAATATCTTGTTTGGAAGATTCAAAAACAGAGGGCACGCAGGTATCATTTTCCTTTGAAGAGCGTGCTTACGGCAAAACAAAAACACACACCTTTGAAGAGGTCGTAGGTTCTGGTTTTGTAGATTGTGTTTTTAGCGCTTGTCATAACCTCTACAGACAGCAATACAAAAGTCTGGAAAACATCAAATTAGTCGATCTCTTAGTTAAGCCCCTTTTCTTTTCGTCTAGAACAACGACTAATTCAGACGCTAAGACGAAAGTGGTATTGAAAGTTGAGATCAAAAAACATGGAGAGCAGGAATTTTACCACAAGTCTCGATCTATAATCCATTCTAGTTTTGTTAGTATATTATCTGCATTCGAGTTCTATGTGAATTGCGAAAAAAGTTTCCACAAACTTAGGGTCTTTATTGAAGAAGCACGAAATAGGAACAGATCAGATTTAGCCCAGGTCTACGTTTACAAGATAAGCGAATTAACGAGATACAATAATTATGAATACTAGGACAGCTGTCGTAGCAGCTATTATTACAGTTGCCATTTTTTTACTTAGAAATGTTTAATAAAATTATCATGATTCTTTGGATATTATCCTTAATTACTTTAGGGGTGGTAGTTTATTGTGCCAAAGAAGATATCAACAACCAGAGGATTGAAGGTCGGTGACCTCGTGTATCATCTTTTATATGGGAAAAGTTGGGTGGGTATTCTTTTGGATCTGAAAGAAGAGTCAAATGGGCTGTCTGCCCCCAGGGAAGTGGGTCTGGTTCAAGTCCAACCGGGAACCGACTATAGTGATTTTTTTAAGAAAAATGTTTCTAAGAAATATAGAGTCTCCGATAACATGGGCTATGTTTCGTTGAGTTGGTTGTTCAAGCTTGAGTAAGATAAAGCAAAAAGACCTCCAACCCGGAGATATGATCATTGTGCTCAACAACAGCTTCTTGCTCGTTAAGGAGACTCCAACCTTCTGGTATTACTTGTGCAATGGCAGTCACTCAGGTCGGGTGCGAAAAGAAAAACTGCGGTCGAAGTTAAATTCTCCAGACTCAAAGATACTTATTAAGTACAACCACAAGGAGGAACAAAAATGAAAAATTGGATCCACGAAATCGGCAGCTCCGGACAAGAAGTGCGCCGACTACAATCAGCACTAGGAAATATAGTGGTCGATGGCAGCTTCGGCCCCAAGACGGAGCAAGCATTACAAGAATACCAGAGCAAAAATTCTCTTCAAGTTGACGGCCGTTCTGGCCCAGCAACACGGAGCACCTTGGAAATCGACATCTACCCAGGGATAGACGTGAGCAAGTGGAACACGGTTAGCGACTGGTCAACTCTCAAGAACTCTGGGTTAGCTGAGTTTTGCTGGATCAAGGCAACGGAGGGCGGAGACTATATGTGCCAAGTGTTCGAAAAGCACGCCAAAGCTGCAGCTTCAGCCGGCATACCATATGGCGCTTATCACTTTGCCAGACCAGATTTGAATGACGATCCTCACCGCGAGGTTCGAAATTTTGTTAAAAATTGCCCGATTGAGAAGGGTCGCCTCCGCCCAGTACTGGATTTTGAAAAAGCAGGCGACCATTCTCCTGACTCTATTCGAGCCTGGGTTCTTGAGTTTTTACAGGAATTCGAAGCTCAGTCAGGTGTTAGGCCAATAATTTATACAGGGGGCAATATGACCAAATATCATCTCAATGGTGACACTACTGGCATAGACGATTATATTTTATGGCACGCATATTACAGCAAGAAAGCCCTTAAAAAAGGCATCAAAAAAGACCGCCTAGGAGGCTGGAAAGAGTGGACTGTTTGGCAATGGACTGGCTCAGGAGAGGTCCCTGGCCACGAGGGCGAGATAGATAGAAATTGGCTCGTGGGTGGCCCATCCGCTCTGAGAAAAATTAAAATAGAATAGTGTTGACACCTGGCTTTTTTCCTGATATGATGAAATCACACTTAAATTAAAAGAAAGGAAAATACAGTTGAAAATCAACGTATTGTGTGTAGTTGCGATTTTGTTTTTATCTTCCTGTATCCACGACGAAAGTCAACAAAATGAAATCAATGAAACTGAGGAAATCTGGGTCTGTTATAACCCCAAATCCGAAAGGCACGGTAAGCCATGCAAAAAAGATTTCAATCCATCACTAGGAGAGTATGAAACCTGCCACTGGTCAATGAGTGGGTCGTCGCTGGCTCTCGACGAGAGCGCCTTTTGTTGGCTTCTTGAGAGGCGAGATTGCAGCCCACAGGCAGATTCCGACCTCGGATGGCAGGAATGGCAAGAAAAACATTGCCCTCTTTTTAGTGAGTGATACCTTCGGGGATATGGCGGAACAGGTAGACGCAGGAGACTTAAAATCTCCCGACTTCGGTCGTGTGGGTTCGATTCCCTCTATCCCTACAACAAACTTAAGAAACTTGATCATTTTCACTTGACACTCGCCAAGGGGTGATTATTGTATATTAAACCTACTGAACAAAGGAGAAAAATATGAGTAAGGTAATCGGAATAGACTTAGGGACAAGTAACTCTTGTGTCGCTGTTATGGAGGGCGGCTCACCAAAAGTCATCAACAATGAAGAGGGCCAGAGAACTACGCCTTCGATGGTCGCATTTGGCAAGGGCGAGACAATGGTAGGCTCACCTGCCCGCCGCCAAGCTGTCACAAACCCAAAAGAGACAATTTATTCTGCTAAGAGGTTTATAGGTATGAAATTTAGCGAAGTGAAAAAAGAAGCTGAATCTATGCCCTTCGAGGTAAAGAAGAATAAATTAGGCATGTGCACCATCACCGCGAACGGTAAGGATGTGACCCCACAGGAAATCTCTGCAAGTATTTTGAGCAAAATGAAAACAGCAGCAGAAAAGTACCTAGGGGAGACTGTCGAAAGGGCAGTGATTACCGTGCCTGCGTATTTCAACGACTCGCAGAGGCAAGCAACGCGTGATGCAGGTAAAATTGCTGGACTCAAAGTGGAGAGGATTATAAACGAACCCACCGCGGCTGCTCTTGCTTACGGCTTGAACAAGGGCGACCAAAGAAACATTCTTGTTTATGATCTTGGTGGTGGAACCTTTGACGTTTCTGTACTGGAGATCGGAGACGGAGTAGTGGAAGTGCTCAGCACCAACGGCAACACTCATCTAGGCGGCGACGATGTAGATAAGGTCCTTATCGAATGGCTCGTGTCGGAATTCAAGGGCTCAACTGGGGTCGATGTCTCCGGAGACTCGATGGTGATGCAACGCTTAAGAGAAGCAGCAGAAAAGGCGAAGATTGAACTCTCAAGCACACAGCAAACAAACATTAACTTGCCGTTTTTGACAGCAGACAACACAGGGCCAAAACATTTGGTGACAGACCTTAGTAGACCTGATTTTGAGAGAATGATAGATTCCCTCATTGAAGACACCATGGAGCCTGTGCAAAATGCACTTAAAGATGCTAATTTAGAAAAAAGTGCCATCGACGAGATCTTGTTAGTCGGAGGCTCAACGCGCATTCCAGCTGTTGTGGACAGGGTGGAGAAGTTTTTTGGCAAAAAGGTTTCGTCCTCCGTAAATCCGGATGAAGTGGTGGCCTTGGGCGCAGCGGTCCAAGGCGGCGTTTTCGTTGGCGAGGTTAATGATATCTTGTTGCTTGATGTCACTCCTTTATCGCTCGGGTTGGAGACTATGGGGGGAATTATGACAAGGTTAATCGACCGCAACACAACAATACCTTGCACTAAATCACAGGTGTTTACGACAGCAGAGGATAACCAATCGGCTGTAGACATCAAGGTACTCCAGGGAGAGAGGGAGTTTTCTAAAGATAATAAAATGTTGGGCACGTTTAAGCTTGATGGCATTATGCCTGCCCCGCGCGGCACGCCACAAATTGAAGTATCGTTTGACATTGACGCGAATGGTCTCGTGAGCGTGTCAGCAACAGACAAAAACACAGGAAAAGAGCAGAACATTACGATTACTGGCTCCGGCGCTATGTCTCCTGAGGAAATTGACAGACTTGTCGAAGAGGCACGCCAGAATGAGGAAGAGGATAGATCTAAAAAGAGGGAGATCGAGGAAAGAAATCAGCTGAGTGGCCTCGTGTTTCAGGCGGAGAAGTTTCTAAGAGATAACAAGGAAAAACTACCAGAAGAACAGCAGGAGCAGTTATCATCAGCTATCTCAAGGGCGTCTGAGTGTGCGAAAAGTGATTCAACCTCTGACTTTCAAGCCGAGATCTCCGCCCTCAGCGAAGCAATGCAGGAAGCAGGTAAGGCTGCCTACTCATCAGACGCAGAGCAAGAGCAGTCGCCACCTGATGAAGAAGTGATTGATGCAGAGTTTTCCGAGGCATGAGCGGCCTCAAGAAAGACGTCAGGGTCGTGATATTGGACTATCCGTTTGGCAAGCCGCTAAATGTGACTGGTCACATTGTGGGTATACTTCCTGGAGACAGGTACAATGTCTTAATTGAGCACGGACTTCACGCAGGTCAGATTAAGAGCTACAAATACTGGAAACTACAGGTCATCAAGGACGACCAGCAAGGCCCAAATTGCTAGAAGAAATAAGAGAGGTGATGCTGAGAACGTCTTCTGGTAATTTTGTTGTACTGGAGCTAGTTCGACACAACAAGTTTGTCTCAATATCATTCGGCGATAAGAGGATAGACATTGACGCTGATAGTGCGTTTGATTTAGCCGACGCGTTGACGATGATTTCGAGCGATATTTTTTTAGAAATGGAATGGAAATAAGATGGATGATGAGTTTGAGGAAAGAAGGGGCCCTGGCGTGAAGTGGCAAATGCTGGCACGAAGAGGGACACAGGTCATATCAGGTTATACAGTAGATAACTTGGACAAAAAGACCATAGAAGAGGCAGATAGCCGTTTTGAGCTAATTTTCATAGAGTCGAGGAGGGTACTGCAGCAGTGCGCTTCCATGTGCCTAGATAACGAATATGAGCGCTTAAATGTATGCCAAAAGTTAGCCAGGGCTCTGGACAGATCCCTTGGGAGGAGGCAAAATAATGACAAGTGAATCTTCCGAAATCCTTCGAGGAGAATCAGTTATTGCCACACAGGACTACGACTTGTTTGGTAATAATGTTAATAATTGTCTGGGCATTTTCCTAAAAATCGACTCTCAGACAAATAAATCGTTAATTTATTTTCCTGAATTTGAAGAGTGGGCAGAGCTCACACCTAGTCAATTTAAGAGAGAGGCTCCTGGTCGTATACCAAAAGAGAACAAAGAGTTCATTTCGAGGGTTAAAACTCTGGAGTATTCCTACGCACTATGAAATCAGAGCATGTTAAAGTCAACACCTTGTATTTCTCAAAAAGATTTAATTGCTATGGTATGTGCCTAGCGAAAGCCAGGTACATGGCCTATTTATTATTCTCTGAAAATAACAAATCAGCATTTAGTGGTTGGTATCATTGCCAGGAGATAGAAAAAAGTCATAAAAAATTTGACAACTCTTGATTTTTGGCGTATAATTTAAGTAGGTTAAAAAATAAGGATCACAAAATGAAGGCTGGAGATTTAGTGTCCCACAAGAAATCAAGCAAATTTGCAGTAGTGGTGGAAACAACAGAAACTGCCCTTTTTCGCCGCACCGACTCTTTGGTTAAAGTCTTGTTTGTCGGCTGCACAAAACCAAGATATGTGCTGGAGAACTCCCTGAAAGTGTTAAATAAATGATCGAGCAAATAGAGTTAGTCCACGAACGCTGCCAGAGCCTCGACGGACCCCCTAGAGATATTGAATTTCTATCATCAATCAAGCAGTATTATAAATCAAAGGGATCCCTGTCACCGGGCCAAACCCGGTGGTTTGAGTCTCTGAAAGAAAAGTATTCTCAATCTGCTGTGGAACAACATCAGATTTGGAATTTGCAGTTTTCTGACTTCCATCGCGAGACTGCTATCAACGTTGCCCACTACTATAGGCAAACGCAGTATTATCAAGCATTAGTCAGCAAAGTTTTTGCAGATGTTGAGAATTTTACACTTTCTCAGCGAGAGTGGAATAGGTTCTGTGAAAATAAGTATGCTCTGAAGGTTAGAAACGAGTACGAAAAAGAGCTTCGATTCAAAATTGGTGACGCCATACAAATTAGGGCCTCAAATAAAGTTCGAGAGGCTAATTACAATAGCGATGGTCGTAGCCCTTCCCTTGGGCGCTTGGTTAACCGCGTTGGGTTTGTTATCAAGACTGATGCGAAAAAGATAACAAAAGCAAGAAAAGGATCCAGGGTGTATCAGGTGCTTTTGATCGGTGATACTTCACCAATTTATGCTCACGAAGCTGACTTAAAGAAGGCAAAGAAAGTATGATAAAGTGTATTTCTTTTTTCTACAAAAACCAGAGAGTTGTGGTGAAAGCTGACTCTAGAGGCTTGTTTCGGGTACCCGTTTCTTACGTCAGGGATGCCTCGATTAAAACAGAATACAGAAATCTTAGGGCGATGCAAATAATCAAACACAAAATAATTAGAGATTGTGATCCTGTTATCACTCTCCAATCAGGAGAAAAGGTCCGAGTCTTTCAGGGTGGCGACCCGAGTTATTTACCCGCGATGTCAGAGGGTATCTTACAAAAGCATGATGATGCAAACAAAAGTAAGACTTCCTTTGTCAAACAAACTACTTTCTATGATTTAGACGACTGGGGAGCGATGCTTGGATACTCAGATTAAAATCGGAGACTTGGTCTGGGTCGTACCTGGACACAGATCCCTTACTGGGTGCCCGGAAACGCTGCTTTCAAAGGGCATAGTGATGTCCTCAGTTGGTGAAGACTGGTATAGGGTTTATCGTTCTTTCGGGAGGGAAAAGACTGACATTTCGGATTTTCCGTATTGGATGCTGAAGAGGGTAGAACAAAAAAGTTATGAAGGCGGGTGATTTAGTGATTCTTTCGCAGCGTGCACGTCGGATGGAAACATACCCAACGCGCGTTGAAGATGTTGGCATGATCTACGGGACACCTTTCTTTTGTTCATATACAGTAATCTGGTCGTCCGATCTGAAAATATCAGTAAATATAGATGAAAGAGACTTGGAGCGCGTCAGTGCAAAAAAACAATAAACCTGTTGAGATTGGTGATTTGGTTAGATGTTGCCACCGCAACACCCCAGAGTATGGCAAAACCGGAATCGTTTTAGATAGGATACACTATGTGGAACCTCTGGTCGTTGATGGCAGCCACCCTGACTCCTATAGCTGTAGGGTTCTCTTCGAAGAAGGCGAAAGGATGTACCGCGCCCGCTGGCTAGAGGTCGTATCAAGAAAAGTAAAGGAGGATCATAAATTGAAACATGAATACAAGACAGATATTTGACATAGGCGATCTCGTGAAGATATGCCACCCAGTCAACAAGGCGGGGGTAGTGCTTGAGACAAAACTGATCTCAGAGAGGACACATCCCCATGACCACGCCTGGCACCCAGATGAATATAGGTGCAAAATTCAATACTTAAATTCAAGAGCAACTACTTGGGTTAGGGCAAAAATGCTTGTTCATTTATCAAAAATAAATCAATAATATCATTGACTTAACAAACAATTTCTGATAACATGTAGATACACAAAATAAAGAAAGGCTATTTTATAGTGAGTTATAACGGAACAGTACACTGCAGCTATTGTGGAAAAAGAGGACACAATCGTTTGGGTTGCCCAGAGAGAAGAAAGAAAGCCCTTTCGGATCCAGATAGTTATATCGGCAGGCAGTATGCCCGCGAGCAGGAAAAGAGGCAAAGGCAGATTGCAAATCGAGTCTGCTCTTACTGCAAGCAACCCGGCCATAACCGCCGCGGCTGCGCCCTGTTGAAAGAGGATATACAATTAGTAAAAAATAGACAAAAAGAGTACATTGATGAGTTCACTCAGTCATTGTCCTCAAAGGGGTTCGGCCCCGGTACTTTGGTCAAGGTGCCGCAAGGCAACCCCAATGACCCTTGGTCAAGGGGTTATTTGGGTATGATTGACTCCATTCAATGGGAAAATGTGGACTTCCTGGCACAAGACGAAGACCCCAGTCGTTCTTGGCAGGGCAAGGAGCGCACTCTCGCCAGAGCTAGGGTTGTCTCGACTTTCGGATACGAGAATCTTGACGATAACTATTGGAATAGGCCGCCTGCATTTAATGATAAAGTGAATATCTCCCTGATTCAGTTAAGTGATATTTTTCGAAACTTGTTTTTTGCGGACGCAGATTTCCGTGATGGGGCACATTCGACTTTGCAAATTGTCGGCACAACAAAAACGCAACTTTCAGTCCCCCAAAAAGCCCCAGAGATAACTTCCTATCTTGAAGACCGGTTTCGTTTTCGCCCTGGACCCAGGGCAGACGCCTATGACAAAGAGAGGCAAGCCTTGTGGCTAAGTTGTTGGTCGAAAATTAGACAGGAAGAATACGAGAAGCACTCCTCGGAAAGATCTGAAAAACGTGGCTGGTAAACCAAAAAACAACAATAATTACTTGACTTTACAGCAACTTTTAGATATAATAGAAGAACAAAATATAAAAATAGATAATTTGAAGCCCCGAATTTGGGGCTTCAAAAGAGAAGACTTGAAGCATATCCTGTCAGAAATTTTAGAAAAGGCAAAAGATAAATGTCGCAAAAACTATTGAACAATGTCTATCGAATGAATAACGCGGAGCTGATTGGCTTGGCCAAAAACTCCTTCCTCCCAGGTGAACTGCAATTAGCCATTGCCAAGACTGGATATCGACGAGGTCACGAGTACCTCGCAGCGAATGTAGGCTTAAGCAGAGAAGCAAGAGACTTCTTGTGGTCGGATGAGTGCAACAGGGGATATTCGCTAAAAGCGCTGATGTTATCGTACGGCCAGTTTTCAGATGGAAGTAAATACTGGGAATTTTACAAGCGATACCCAAATGCTTGGAGTCGTTCATTCTGGCGTATGGCCGACGCATTTTTCGGCTCATATTGGCATCATAATGGCGCGGGTTCGCACACCCCCTCTGACCTGTTAAACGAGATTTATGACACTATCTTCCACAAGGCGCAGAGCATCGGCAGGAACGACATGCACTACCACAGAAACCATGGCTTATACCGTCTCGCGCGCCACCCGAATGTGGATCTTAAATTAGCAATTAAGCTATCGCAGTCAGGTGATGAGCGCAGCCAGAAGCTTGGATTTGATAAAATCGTCGAATTATCAAGATAAATTTTCTTTGAAACTATTAAAATTATATCTTGACTTTGGGGTCTAGATATGGCATACTTATTAAAGATGGAAAACAATTACTGCATAACAACAAGGAGATTTTTCAATGGCAGTTGATTTCAGAACTTTTTCGGATATTGTTTCTTTTGTTACCGACGTGCGAAAGCCAGTGCTTTTACGCGGCCGACATGGCATCGGCAAATCTACAGTTGTGTACGATTTCGCCAGAAGCAAGGGGCTTGAGGTTGTTGAGCGTAGGGCTTCGCAGATGACAGAGGGCGACCTCGTGGGTCTTCCTGTGATCTCTGACAACAGTACAACTTTCAATCCGCCAGATTGGTTCAAGAAGGCATGTGATAGTCCTGTTATCTTGTTTCTCGACGAGGTAGATCGAGCCACATTGGAAGTTCGTCAGGGTATTTTCGAGCTTACGGATTCTCGCAAGCTAAATGGCCATATTCTGCATGAGGGTACACTTGTTTTCGCCGCAGTTAACGGTGGGGAGCACGGCTCACAATATCAGGTTGGTGAGATGGACCCAGCAGAACTCGACCGTTGGACCGTGTTTGACATCGAACCCTCAGTTGAGGACTGGTTAGACTGGGCTAAAGACAGCAACGTGTCTGATGTTACCTGGGATTTTATCAACCAAAATAGAACCCACCTTGAGCATAAGGATGATTATGAGCCAAACAAGGTATATCCTTCTCGCCGCTCCTGGGAACGTCTAGATCAGTGTCTTCAGAGCGGCTCCATGCTCTCGGATGATAACCTCAGCTCCAGCCCAAGGTTGTATAATCTAGCTTCTGCTTTTGTTGGGTTTGAGGCAGCAGTTTCCTTCAATGATTTTGTTGGAAATTACGACAGGCAAGTCACTGTTGAGGATATTCTGGTCAAGGGTTCCTTCGAGAAGGTCGCTGATTTCGGCATCAATGATCACACAGCGTTAATTGATAAGTTTGAGGCTGCTGAATCCTTCAAAGAAGAACTAGAACAAGCCCAAATCAACAACTTGGCTAGGTATTTTGTGATGCTCCCTTCAGAAGTTGCTATGAAGTTGTGGTCTGTTCTCGGCAATGGCGCTTTGAATAACACGATCAAATTACATCAGTCAGAGGTTGATGGCAGTTCGGTTTCAGAGTTCTTGGTTACAATCTTGGCTGGTGATACGGAGAAATAAGAGTATGAGCACTGAGTATGATGCACAAAACAACAACTTTGACCTAAATTTGCACACGGCTAGACTGCTGATGGATGAGCCGTTTTTTGCATCTATCAGTAGGAGGATAGATAAACGCGCCTCATATTCAGTGCCGACCGCCGGAGTTATGGTGAACCCTGAAACTGGGCAATTTGAGATGCTCTATAATCCAGGCTTCTTTGCAAAGCTTACCGATGCCGAGCGCAGAGACGTGTTGAAGCATGAATATTACCACATCATCTTTCTTCATGTTACTGACAGGCTACCAGAAGGGGTGAATCCTCGTCTTTGGAATGTGGCTACGGACTTGGCCATCAATTCACACTTACACAATCTGCCAGCAGGAGGACTTATTCCTGGGGTGCATCCTTTCGACAACCTCCCTAGGGGCCAGTCAGCAGAGTGGTATTTGGCAAACTTGCCATCGTTTCAGGGTGGCGGTGATGATGCTCCAGAGCCCTCATCGGGTCAAGGTCAGGGCGAGTCAGGATCGGGTGACTCCTCGAACAAGGGAGGAGACAAGGAAGACGGCGATAGTAAATCGGATGATGGCATCCCCGACTCCCTCGACGATCACAGCGGCTGGGGCAACTGCAGCCAAGAAGTAAAGGATATGGCTAAAGAGAGATTAAAGGAGATCGTCAGGAAGTCTGCTGAGGAATGTGCACAGCGTAACTCCTGGGGTACTGTTTCTGCAGATGCTCGTGTGAAGATCATGAAGGTTCTCGAAACAAAGGTCGATTGGAAGAAAGTCTTGCGCTTTTTTGTCAAAGCAAGTCAGAAGGCGAACAAGTCGTCCTCGATCAAGAGAATTAACAGGAGGTATGCTTATGTCCACCCTGGCCGCAAATCCAACAGAGTTGCAAAGATCGCGGTTTCGATTGACCAATCAGGCTCCGTCAGCGACGCGATGCTTGCTAAGTTTTTCGCTGAATTGAACAAATTGGCCGAGGTAGCGGAGTTTACGGTGATTCCTTTTGATACTCGTGTCGATGAAAGTTTAATCTGGACATGGAAGAAAGGCTCCAAGGCTGGGCAAGAGAGGGTGATGTATGGTGGAACCTGTTTTGATGCCCCTACGGAATATGTAAACAAGAAAGGCGGCTTTGATGGTCACATTATTTTAACAGATATGTGCGCACCAAAACCCAAGCCAAGCAAATGTCAGCGCATGTGGATGACGACACCGGAACATGCCCGGAGACCCTATTTTGAGACCAAAGAAAGAACAGTCGTGGTTGATTGAAATCCATAGCGGTTAGGTATGGTGTCGGTTGGTCAAACTTGCACACAGCACCCAGCACACAACCTTGGTGCATAGTGGTGCCATGAGCAAGCAACCGGCGGATTCTTGGAAATTATAATAGGATTGGCGCGATTGTCTATAACCGCGTCCGTGTTCTTGACGGGCCTTCGGAGAGTGGGACGAGAGAGAAAGAAAATAAAATAAGACATAGGCTGGCGAAAGTCAAGGCGGTGAGGACAGCCTGACCCAAGAATCTAGGAGGCAAAATGCAGGATATATTACATTGGGAGTATATCTGGAAGCTATTGATAGCGCTTCCGACTATTTTTATTTTTCTTTTGGTGTTTTTAGTTGTGGATGAATAATTAAAATAGGTGCGTAAATTCTTGCGCACGCTTCACACACAGAGGGTACTAACTTGGGGTAATAACAGGGGTTTTTTTTGGTTTTTTGTATGCTAACTTCCTAGATTGGGGGGTTCATATTTTGCTGCATAAACCAAAAGGTCGATCTCGCTTCAAGTTTCACTGGAAACACCACGCAGTTGCAAGAAAGAATAAGAATCACGACCCTGATTATAAGCTTAAAATATGGCAAAACGAAACTTATCTAACAGCACTCGGAATAGCTTTGCATATACCTTTGATTTTCGTTTGGCCTGCTTTCGCGTTGACGGCTATATTTTATGGTCTTGTATATATGGTCCTTCATAGGATGACACATACTTACGTGGATTTTTTCAAAAAATGGATGCCTTGGCATTACGAACATCACATGGGCAAAAACCAGAATAAAAACTGGTGTGTTATTTGTCCTCTTATGGACCATATAATGGGAACGCGAGAAAAATGGCTCGACAAAGCTAATTAGATTATGTCTTTGGAAGTAGGAGATCTTGTCGCCTGTTATGTGACAAACACTAGCGAATACGAATCCCTTATGAGCTGGGGTGTAGTCTTAGACACCAATACTGTTGGTGACGTGCTAGTTGTTGATAACGCCGGGTACACTCGCTGGTGGCCACCGTCACGTTGGAGAATCTTGAACAAAAAAGAACCAAAACCTCTTGACAAAAACTAGAAAATAGTATATTATTATAATAATGACAATCACGAAAGAAAGGTCTCAAATGGGCTATAGATCAGAAGTTTGTATTGGATTGACGGACGCAGCCAGTCGTTTGTTTCGAACGATGGTGGAGCACATGCCACCAGGGCATGAGGTTCATCAGCTACTAAGGGATGCTCAATCAAATTTACACAACACTCCGTGGACAAACCAACACAAGGCGCCAAACGTCGATTGTGAAGACAAGATGTACTGGGAATATGTAAAGTGGTATGAAGGCTACGAATGTGTAGACTTCATTGAAAACTTCCTTTCAGAGTGTATCCCCGAAGATGATTACAGGTTTATACGCATCGGGGAAGAAAGTGACGACGTTGAAGAGAGGGGTGAATTCTTCGATGCGGACATATATGTAACGAGGTCGATTTCATGGTGACTCTAGGCTCTCTGGTGAAAGAAGACTGCAGCATTGCGTCGAAGGCCCGCGTGGGTACGGTTGTCAAAGTTACAACGATCCCGTTGCATAATAATTATCAATGGCGCTCGGAAGTAGAGCGTTGGGTTTCCTACAATAACCGAGCGGGAAATGAACAACCAGACATGAACATGTGTTACGTCATTCGCCCAGGAAAAGTGGCGACTGTAAGGTGGCAGAATGATTCTACAGATCGATCAGTACACATATTTTATGACGACTGCAATGGTCACTCTTTCTATAGTTATGGTAGCAACGGGGTGGAGGTCTTGAATGGAGACTGAAGGCATGTTGATGTGGCTGTTTATCTCTGTTGTCGGTGTGTTTATACTCATGAGGCTGTCTTCGCTTGCGGAGCAAACTAGACTGAACAGTTTACAGGAAGATCTCATGAGAGAGACAGTTCGGCGTCTGGTGCAAAAAAGAAAGCTTGATGAGCTTTATGGCAGAGGAGATGATGAAAATGAAAGTCGGTGACTTAGTGACATTGTCGGCTTATGGCAAGTCAGTTAAGAGAGCATCCTGGATCGGCGCCGATAATTTCGGATTGATTATAAAGGTCGTCCCCTGGGCCAGCGGTAATGATTGCGACTATATTGTGCGATGGCAGAAGCCTACCTTAAATCGCCGTTGGCATCACGAAAGATATAACCAAAGAAAGGATCTTAAGTACTTGAAATGATTTGGGAAAATATCGACAATCTAGTTTCGTATTTGCAAACTAGTGGCAAGTGCAAAAACATTGTAATGACGAGCGGTGGTTTTGACCCCGTGCACGTCGGTCATGTCCGGTGTATAGTTGAGTCGGCAAGTATCAGTAACAAATTAGAGGATTCGACCTTTGTGGTGGTTGCAAATGCAGATGAGTTCCTTCTCAGTAAGAAGGGGTTTATTTTTATGCCCGAAGCGGAAAGGATGGAGATTTTGCAGGCAATTAAAGGTGTTGATCATGTTGTTAAGTGGTACGACGGGACGCAAACTTGCATAGGTGCGATTGAGAGGCTGGAGCCAACCTTCTTTACAAAAGGGGGGGATCGAAGCTCTAGAGACAGGATACCCGAGGCAGATATTTGCGATGCCATCGGTTGCAAAATTTTATATGGCATTGGTGGCAAGGATAAGGTACAATCTTCATCTTGGCTAACAAGTGAACACAACAAACATGAAGGAGAAGTTTAATGGGTACATTTTTCGCGGTAATGTTCGGAGTCTTTTTCGGCAATTTACTTCTGGCACTTTTTATCGAATCAGGAAACAGATAAATTTATGAATAACACTAACGAATCGTTTAGAAATGTCAGGAAGCAGGCTTCAAAGATTTTGAAGGATATTTCAAACTCATACAACACTGGTCTTCTCGATGACCCCAACTTTGCTGCAAATTTCACAGCATTGCTGGCTTGTATTTGCGAGGGTAAAGTCACTGGCCGCATAGACGAAACTGGAGACGTTGTACTTTGGTCCTTAACGCCTGAGTACGAAGCTCAGCTTCTGGAACAGAGAAGATCTATTGCAGAGTCCCTAAATAACACCATCAAGGGTCCGTGGTGAAAAAGGGGGACATTGTTACTTATCTCAATCAGAGGGGACTGTTTGGTTTAGTGGTCGAAATCCTGGAGACAAGTAATTACGCCCCAACAATGGTAAGAGTGGCCTGGCTCCATAAGGAGCCGTCCGTGGAGCTAGTACCTCACTTGAGAATGTTGTCAAGCCAATGAAGTTAAACCCTGGAGATTGCGTTTACTATGGGGAGCATAGAGCCTTAGGTTTTTTGATTCGGCGTTTCACACCGAAAGACGACCACAGAGTTCATTGGGAGTACGCTCTCAGGAGCCCACAGAGAGATGATTGGAGTAATATAATAGTGAGTATTCAGACTTCACCTGAAGCCTACTTTATTCAGGGTTTTGAGGATAAGAGGCTGAATCTTTACAGGGCCCGACTATGATTTGGCACATATCCTATAGAATAGATAAAGGTGAAAAAAGACATATTTATGCTCTCAAGAAGATTTGCGAGCATAAGAAAAAACAGTTACTTGAAAAGTATGGCGAGAGGATAAAGTTCTCTCGCCTCGAAAAAGCATAGACGGAGCACTGGCGCAATTGGTAGCGCATCGGACTTTTAATCCGCTGGTTCCGAGTTCGAGTCTCGGGTGCTCCACAATACTTGGAGAAACAAAAAATGTATGAAGTGGTACTACGCCATGGCGATGAGATGAAGACAGAAATTGTCAAGGCAATAGTTTTTGCAGAGGCAGCAACAAAGGCGTATTCCTTGAGAACATCGCTGGGCTTAGACTGGAAGATTATGTCAGTCAGGAGAATTGATAAATGAGTAGGGATCCAAAGGAGCTTTCAGCTTCAGCTCAACAACTAGCCCGATTGCTTCTTGATGTAGACAGAACAAAAAGGCAGAAAATTATTTGGTGTTTGGATACAGACTTTCGGGCAGCTGTTATCAAAGAGGTAGTAGCTCTAGAGAGCGAGGGGTACACTGCAAATACCCATGCGACTCCCCCTGGCAGGATTCCAAATTGTTCGTAAGAGATGTCGTGCTCCGGTGCACCTGTTTTATGGCAGGGTGCGCCCTTGTCGGGGCCGTTTTTTTGATGCCATATTTTTTAAGGAGAAGTGAACAATGACGACAATGAGAAATAGGCTCGTGGCGGAAGCCTGGTATGAAAACAAGGAGGCCACAAACCACAGAGGCTCTTTGTGTACTGACGGGCAGCAACTATGGTCGTATCGACTGCTGATCGGAGATACGTGCTCGACTACGGGAAAAAAGGTTCTTAGAGACTACACCGCAAAGGGTACACACGGTTTCCAGTCTCAGACCACCTCGTGCCATGTTGGTCTTGCAGCACAATTTGCAGATATTATTGATTAGTCACTTGACAGTCAAATTTATGTGATTATATTTTTATTAGCTGGCAAACTGCCGCAAGGGGAATGCCAGCTATTTTGTAACTTGCTAAAATAGGAGGAAATTAAAATGAATGCAATTACAGTCAGACGACACCCTGGCCTTTTGGGTCACAAATATATAACTGAGGCACTTGATAACCTGTTTGGTGATCAACACTTCATGGACGGAGCAATTAAACACTCCACGAAAGGATACCCCGTAGCCGATATTTACCGCGACGACGATGGTAGTACAATTATTGAATTCGCCCTGGCTGGATTTAAGAGAAAGGAGCTAACCATTGATGTCAAACCTGATAAACGCGCCATCACCGTTACTGGAACGGCGAACGAGTCAAATGAAAAGAGGCATAGGATAGCAAGACGAAATTTTACTCGCACTTATGTAAATTATGACGACAACCTGGATCTATCATCCACAAAGGCCACGTTTGAAAATGGCCTCTTGACAGTGAGAGTACCTCAGCGCCCTGAGGTAAAGCCTCTAACTATTGAAATTAATTGATTTTTTTCTTGACGAAAAGAGAGAAAAATGGTAGTGTATAAATATAACAATAACAAAAGAAAGGACATTAGTATGTCACCAGAACAAGCACAGGAATTATTAGAGCGACTTAATATCCTCGAAGCGGAGAATGCAAATCTCAAGGAAGCGCAAAAAAGAAACGGACTTCAGATGAAAGTCTCACAGAAGGGAGCAGTGAGCGTTTACGGCATGGGGCGTTTCCCTGTGACTTTGTACGCAGATCAATGGAAGCGCATTGACGCGGAGTTGATTCAGTCAGGTGAGCTCGATAACTTCATCGAAGATAATAAATCCTCTCTCACGTTTAAGTGATTTTTTGTTGGTGAGCGGGGCAAGTGCCAGGGGGAACAACAAAAGCGGCCTCGTGCCCGACCCCCGCTCACCACTTTAACTAGGAAATCTTTATGAGGCTCGGCAGTCTAGTTCATTTTTGTTCCTCCTTCAAAAAGTGGAGCGAGGAATACTCTCCTCGAAACCCTGGAATAGTATTAGAGGTCAGAAACAAAGCTGCTCGTGTGCTGTGGCGCACTGGAGAGACTAGCTGTGAGCACTTATCCTTTTTAAGAACCCTGAGCGAATAGGGTTATTTTTGAATAAGAGTTGGAGGCGAAATGAAAGTCGGAGACCTAGTGAAGCTATCCAGTTATGGCATCGCCCGCGGTTACAATGCGCGCTTAACCACAGAAGATGCGACGCAATTAGGTTTAATTGTCAAGGTGAGAATAAACGGATCTTATCCTTATAAAGTTCGATGGTCAAAACTTAAACCTAGCTCCATGGACGTTGGCCATATGCGTAGAGAATTGAAATACGCATATAAGAACGGGCAAATGAGATGAAAGTCGGTGATTTGGTTCGTTGGACAATGGTTGAACACTGTTATCATATTGCTTGTGGCGTACCTGGATTAGACTTGACAGACGCAAGAAAACGTGGTATTATAGTAGATAACAATGGCATTAACTTTTTTGTTCGCTGGGAGAACGGCGATATCAAGGCGGCAAAACCAAACACAATCGAGGTAATCAGTGAAAGTCGGTGACTTGGTCAAGTATGAAAGTTGGCATACGGGATTGCAAGGTCTGGCAGGAGTTGTTATTGAATTTAGGCCACTACCATCCGGCGACCGCGCCCGCGTCCTATGGTCTACTTCTCGACCAACACCTATTCGCTGGGACTGGGCTGAAGAATTAAGGATTGTCAATGAAAGTCGGTGATATAGTTACAGATGATTTCTACGAGGACATCGGTCTCATTGTAGGCGGCCCAAGACTATCGGAAGATTGCGATTTTGTTCGATTCGGAACAATGATGGGCGATGTTTACGAAGTAGTAGATGTGCTGTGTCCAGATGGCACGTTAAGGTTGTTTACAACGGATGAATTAAGAGTTATCAGTGAAAGTCGGTGATTTAGTGAAGAACGGCCAGGGGCATACGGGGATTGTGACAGGCATAGGGTACGTAGGCGCACTCAAGGCTTACGAGGAATCACCCAGCTTGAACCCAGACATTCACGTCATGACTCCGAATGGTTTTCGTCTCTGGTCATACAAGACTTTAAGGGTGATCAGTGAAAGTCGGTGATTTGGTGAGATATTTTAATGCAGCTTATCACTCCACTCAGGTTGGTATCATTGTTGCTACTGAGCATGGGCTTCAATCAATAAAGGTCCGATGGACGGACCACACGCCATCATCACGAGACTGGTATACCCAGTTTGAATTGAGAAAAGTGAAGGAGATTTAGAGATGCCACTTGAAGACGATATTTTTGACGATTTTATGATGAATCGAGCATGTCAAGCTGCAATGTTTGCTGATTTTGTGGCTCTTCTAAATATGAAAGCAGTAGAGAACGTAAAAAACTCAGAAAAGATGGAACTTTTGACAGAGATCCTCAATGATTTGAAGCTTTTTACTAATCCTGCCATAAATGAGCTGAGCCACTGAATGATACGTTCTAGATCCGAGCGACCCAAAAAGACAAAGATCGAGCTTGATCTCACAGGCCCACAAGGCAATGCCTATTACTTATTGGGCGTAACCAAGCGCCTTGGTGAGCGCCTTGGTTATTCGAAAAAGAGAATTGAAGCGATTCAACATGTGATGTTGCTTACTAATTATGAAGGCCTGATTCACACGTTCGATAAAGAATTTGGTGATTATGTCATACTTTGGAGGTGAAATATGAGTTTCTGGGAGGCCCTCTTAAGAGGGTTAAAATTCTTCGATAAAAAAGAAAAGAAAAAAGCTTGACTCAGGCCCCTGATTTTGGTAAAATAGTATTACGACAATCAAGAAAGGCTTATTTCAATGTCCCACGCAATTTGTATCAAGTGCCAGTGTAGTTTTAATCCTCGTCGCCTAGAACTCGGTTATCGAACCTGCTTATCTTGTGGTGGTGCAGCCGCTGAGAAAGAAAGATCACGCAAAGCAAAGTGTTCTGCGCCTGCCTATAACAAGGGCGCATACCAATACGTCGGCACCGTTCAGGCCGCCAAAGGAGTCGGTCGTTGAAGGTTGGCGATATTATCGAGGCTAGACACGGCGAAATTGGTATGGTTATCTCAGTCGAGTATATGTACCCGACCCACCCTCAGTCGCCGGCTTCTCGTGTCAAGGTCGATTGGATCAGTGAGCCGCCTCAATGGTGTCCGCCCGGTCTAATGTTTTCGACGTTTGCGATCAAACGAGTGGTGAGTCGTGCATCGAGGTGATTTAGTGAAGTATTACGGCTCCTGGAGCGATGTTGGCATTGTTCTCTTGGTTAATGACGAGGGAGGGACCGTCAAGGTACACCGCCTCCGAGAGAATGACACAAAGTGGTGGGTCACAAGCGGCTGTGAGGTCATCAGTGAAAGTCGGTGACTTAGTGAGGGTCGAAAACTCCTATGTTAATCGTATTGGGATAATCGTTGCCAAGGCGGAACAAAACAGGTGTTATCTTGTCCAATTCTGTGACGACAACAGCCCGATTCGGTGCTCTTATCATGTGAATGTTATCAGGAGAATCAGTGAAAGTCGGTGACTTAGTGACAATGGTCCCATTCAACGCTCCTCCGCAGTTGTATGGCGTGGGTGTAATCGTGGAAAAGCTACAGCTATGTCCTTCAAATCCAAATGCTGTAAGAGTGAAGGTAAGTTGGTCAGGCGGCCTCAATACTCCGCCGCGCATCGGGAATTGCCACCCTAGAGTTCTGGTCCCACTATCATGAAGATCGGTGATCTAGTGCAACACGTTGATATGCCGAAAGCGCATCGCATCTTGGGTATTGTGGTTGAAACATATGTCGATCTCGATACATGCGATGTTATTTGGCTCGATAGAGGTAGTGAGGTTTTTCATCATTACACTTTTTCTTTGGAGCTAATCAGTGAAAGTCGGTGATTTGGTAAAATTGATGCCCCATTGCCGCGACAGTGATCGACTAGCGATGGTGGTAGAGATGCCAGGCCCATTGTTTGGGCTTAATTGTGTGAAAATAATGTTTCTTGACAACGGTAAAAGAACACCGGCCACTAAGAATAATCTGGAGATCATCAGTGAAAGTCGGTGATTTGGTATACTATTGTGATGACCTTAACGATGACACCAGACCAGGTCTTGTTTTAGAGATTATAAGTTGGGTCGATAAAGGCGCACCTGATAGAAACTTCGGCCTTGATATCAAAGTACTCTGGCCAGACGGCAGTCGAATGCTTTGTGGCGAACATGAATTGAGAACTGTTGATGAAAGTCGGTGACTTGGTAAGACACAAACGTAGAAACTGGCACGCTCTTATCGTGACTGTTGACCAACCTCGAAGGCATATCAAGCTTTTGGATGAGGAGGGCAGTGTGTTTTGGGAAAGGATGAGCGACTACGAGGTGATCAGTGAAAGTCGGTGATCTGATTGTGGATAAAGAGTATCCCACCGAGCCAGGTATTATTATAGAAGAGAGTTCAGTTAACTTCTTTGTACTTGACCCCACCGGCAAAGTTGTGCCGCTTACGAAGGAGTATATTGAGGATGATTGCGAGGTGATCAGTGAAAGTCGGTGATTTGGTTAGACTAAAAAGATACCCAACAAGTATGTCAGCGGTGGTTATCAGTATACTGAACGGCAATGGATACCTAGATATGCGGAGAGCTGACGGAGTGGTATGTTTCGCACATGAAAGTTCCTTGGAGGTAATCAGTGAAAGTCGGTGATTTGGTTAGGTACACACCAGAGGGAACAATCGACGATCGCTGGGCTGATTGGTATGGTCTGGTGGTTAGGATGATTCCAGGCACGTCCGAAATGACTGTGGTTAGGTGGAACAAGGACAACAATAACACATTATCAATCAGAAAAAAGGACTTAACTGTAGTCAATGAAAGTCGGTGATTTGGTGAAAAATAATCTTGAAGCAGCCTTCGCCATCTCAGTGGCTATACTGATACCAATTTTTGCAATACTGATTGGCCTTGCACTAGGGGCAGTGGTTGTATGACACTTAAAGTCGGTGATTTAGTAAAGGACAACCATCCGAGTTGGGCGGGTGCTGAAAGAATTGGCGTGATTGTCGGTCGGACAAAATCAGCACTGCACAACAAGTCATTCAAAGTCCTGTGGCGCAACGGCACCATCGGAAATAATGTTTGGGATTATGACTTAAAAATCATAAAAAGCTCTTGACTTTCAATAGTTTATCTGCTATACTATGTGAGTAGAAACAATCAAGAAAGGTTATTTTTCTATGGCTGGCAAAGCAAGAATGAGATTTATCGCGAGGTCGAATCGACTTCGTTTTGAGCGTGACAGTGGACACTATGCAGGTGCTAACCTTTACGGTGTCGAATGCATTTACTGTCACGAGTATTTCCCCAATGTAAAGAAGCCAGAGTTTGGCGGCCATGTGTGCAGGGGCTGCAAATGAGGCATCGACTTGTTGAGGTTAAGTGGGATACCAACGATGACCTTGGTATTTGGCATGACCCGCTAGACATCGGCCTGCCAGAAATCGTGACTGTGCCTGACCACATTGACGAGAATGATATAAGCGATTACCTTTCAGACAGGTGGGGCTACTGCCACTTTGGTTGGAAGTTTGTAAAGGAGAGCGAATAATGTTTTATGGACCCTACACAAAACAAGAGTTTTATTCTGATGTATTAAAAGAATGGACCAACCCAGAAAACAAGACACATGGCGATGTTGTGTGTTCTTTGTTGAAAGGCAAATATAGTTGGGAAAGTCTCAAATCCCATTACACAAAAAACCCGTACATTGATGCTGAGCGTGGCCTATACGACTACCATTGCCAATTCGACGGGACAGCTGAAATTTACAGGCACGCTGACCGCGATGTGGCAAGAGATATTTTGTCGAGAATTGGCAGGTCAAATCCGGCCATGCAGAACAAGGTAACAGGTGCCATTAGGGCAATGAGAGCAAATGGGATTCATCTTTCACCGAAGACCAACAAGCCTGAAGTTGACTTCGCTTCACTGAGGAGCTGTAAATGAGAACAGTACAACAAATGGTTGAGGCTTACACGGAAATGAGAAGCCGGAGTGCTTTTGATAGTATGTATCAAGAGGCCATGTGGCAGTACATTGACATGGCCAAAGGCGGAGACGGAGGAGATCTCGGCTTTACCCGCGATGGAGAAACGACCTGTCGAGGCATCAACTATCAGGGATACCCAGACGAGTTTTTTCAGCAGGTTTGTCTGAAAATGGGATGGCTCGGTTGACTATGGCTCAGATGATTGGGGATATTTTCTTGCTCTTGTGCATCATCTGTGCAGCCGTAGTGTTCATCATAGCAAACGTAAGATATTTACCAGAGGATAAAGAAGATGAATGAGGAGCCCTGGCGTCCAAAACCAGGCGCATTAGTGCAGATTTGGGACCACTCAGCAGAAAAAGAGCCCGCGGAGCTTCCGATCGTCGGCCATGGCGAAGTGGGTTATGTCGTCAGACGCTCATCAATGGAGCTGACGCCAGACGGCCCAATTTTTGAGGTTATTTGCTTTGGTGAAAGTGAAACGACAAGACATCATGTTTGGCATGGCTGGCTAAGAGAGATAAATAAGACTTCTGATATTAAAAAAATAAATGATGCATAATTTCTCCGCGTTGGCAGCCACCCTTGTAAGACCAACGCGGAGCTTCATTCTTGTGCGCTCTTAGCTCAGTTGGATAGAGCAACGGCCTTCTAAGCCGTTGGTCGGAGGTTCGAGTCCTCCAGGGCGTGCTGCTTATGGCATGTGCGATGCCTTCCCGCGAGTGGGTAAATCAAGGGGCTACGTAGCCTTGAAAGCACTGGTGAGTTTTCTATGGGGGTTCTCACTGAAACAAAAAAAACCCCTCGTTTATCCCGTGGGGGACATAGACCAGATTGGTGGTGGGTAAGACTCAATCGAGCAGTAAGCCATCAGGTGGTTGCGTAAGCGTGGGAGTGATTCCCAGGGTAGGCTATGTCCAGTTGTGAGAAGTTGGGAACTCGCGACATTTTTTGTAAAAAAAGGAGAAAAGAATGGTAGTTTCAGCAATAATTCTTGGAATTGTGACGACATTGTTGCTTATTGCGGTCGCGGGTTAATCCCCGTCCCGCCCTCGCGCGATTTTTTTTCAATTCGCGGTATTTTTTTCTTGACCTAGCGGTCAAGATAGGCTATAATGGTAACACAAACAATCGAGAAAGGTAAAAAATGTTGGACTTTGTTGCAACCGTCGCTGCAATCGCTATGGGACTCTGGGTAGGTCAGATGTTAATCGACCGCTCTGGAAGGCGTTAGAGTGACACAAAAAAAATACAATCACGCATTTACGATTAGTTGGTCGTTCAACAGCGACTACTCAAAAGAAGAGTGGGAAGATAGGATCGACACACAGGAAGGGATCATGGAAGCCTGCGCCCACTTGTTTAAGCGCATCAATCAGGTAATGAAAGACCGTGAGGTTGATGCCTTTGATCTCTGGGATTCATACGAAAACCACTAGGGGGAAAAATGCCTGGTAAAACAAAGTTGTTGCTGCTAATAATTGCCTTTGCCTTGCAGGGCTGTCCACTTGAGGATCAGGGTTGCGAAAAAAAAGTTATGCAGTGCGAAGATGATATAGAAATGTTTTGCGATAAAAACGATTCAGGGTGCGGTGAAGTTTGCCAGTATTACACCTACGAATATTGTTATGAAGTTTGCAAGGGAGAAAAAAATGATCTTTGAAGGTATGAATTGTGGCTTCCGCACGATGACGCGCGAATATATCGAGCGAATGACGCGAGACGAACTCGTCGAATGGCTGGAGTTTCGAGGCACGGCGTGTTATGATGATGAACCAACAAGTCTGCTGCGCGATTGTGCGTTGGACGATTACGACTGCGAGGCAATGTAATGAAAAAAGGCGATCTAGTCAAGCCACTAAATAGCTGTGGTGGGGAGCCAGGACAAATTCGATGCGAGACAGCGATCGTCGTCGAGTCTCGACAAAATGGTCCATTCACCCCAGAGAATACATGGTGGATGAAAGCGTGGTGTCCATGTGGCACAATCGAGGATTATTCATGGCACTTTGAAAAGCTTGGGGAGGTCGAGCCAGAACTGGCTTACAGCGCGGATCCGATGTAGGCTCGACACCTACAATGTGGGATAAAACTATTTGCAATTCGCCGCTATTTTTTTCTTGACTCTGAGGGTTAAATCGGTTACAATATATATATTGAACAATCGAGGAGCGCCCGAAACATGAATCGACTTCACGTAGTGAGAGAACATAGCCGACAAGATCCGATACTTCATTTCCATTGCCGACACGGTTGCGTCGATGCGTGGGGCAATCGAGTCAGGGACTATGCTTGCCCTTGGCACCATGATGATGGTAGTGCTAAGGATATGAGCTTACCACGTCACGAGCGCGACCTTCCGAGGGTCAAATAAATCGACATGGGGGGGTCATTTTTTTATTGACTTTCCCATGATTTTTTGATAGTATATATATACACAGAATGAGAAAGGGCTTTTTGCCATGACAGAATCTACACGTTGGTATTACAGACTCGGCAATCAAGGCGGTCACGAATTTCTTTGGACGGGCGCCGTCACGGTTTCAGAGAAGATCTCCAAGGCGGAAGCGCGGCGCGTTGTTGCGAAGCACTGCCGCGTCGAGAGGCTGCCTGCTCGCACGATTGTTGTTAGTGACAGGGAACTCGCGAAGCGTAAGTGGTCCGAGGCTAAGATTCGACAGGCGACCAACAAGAACTCGCGTCCGACACCCGTCGCGGTGGCACCAAAGGCATTCGAGGACGTTGGACCGTCGATGGACGAAATCCAAGCAATGCTCAAGAAACATGGTCTTGCGTGATGCGCGTTTGGAGAACCTTAAAGGGTAGGCTCGCCCTAACCTACCCGCACACGGTCTTTTGTGGTCGTGCGGACAAATGGGGATTGAGTTATAGGCGGTACAACCTGCGAGTGAGTGAGGACACAACAACACCTTACAGTATCTTGCACGTTGGACCATATGAGTTTTTTATTCGACCGCAATCGGTCATCCTTTAATCGGAGCGTTTAACAATGAACAACACCACAACCTATCCAGTCGTATCCGTACCTTTCAAGGGCGGGTTTTACATGTGCGTCGCAGGCTCGAAGCGTGCCAATGTACTTGAGCGAGCCAATCGCGCTTGGGTCATGGGCTACGATGAGCTTTGCGCCGATCTTTACACCGAAGCGTTGCAGTCTCCAGGCTGCGCGTTCGAGGCTCGTGAGAACAGCCGCCGCGACTAGATAGAAGCATCAAACTTTTTTCTAAAACAGGTCATTTTTTTATTGACTTTCCCTAGTAGTTGGGGTATAATATATACATATTGAGAATCGAGGTGGGCTTGATTTTCAGTCTAACACGCCCTCGCGGGCATCTTGTCTCGAAAGGACAAACATTATGAAGCGCGTACAAAGCAACATCATCAACATCGGTTTCACCATCATGAATCAGAAGCAGGAGGTCAAGGACGGTCAAGGTCGCCTAAAGGCTACGAAGCAATCAAAGCAGGGTGTCGAACTTAATCAGGCTGTCGTCAACGGCTCCAGCGCGGGATGCACCTTCCGCACCATTAACGGCGCTCAGAAGTCCGCGCAGATCAACCTCGACAACGAGGCTCTGCGCGACCTGCTCACCGCTGTCAACGAGATTCTCGCTGTCACGGATGGTGAATAATATGTTTATTCAACGCGAGCGCGGTCGCCTTCGCGACATCTCCCATATTGCAATGAGGGCGGCAAACCGCCCTCGACACAAGAAGTTTGTCAATCGCCCCATTCGACTATCCGAGGAGCTAAAATAATATGTTTGTTCAATCAAAGGCGGGAACGTCATTCACTGAGAGATCGGGCGTTGCTATTAAGCAGCGACGCGGAAACCAAGAAACCCTAGTCCAGTGGTCGAACGGCGATCAGCGCTGGGTGCCTACTGCAGACCTTGCTGGTGAGATTCGTCTCATCGGCGATAAGAGCGAGGAGTACCACAATGGCTAAACGCTCCAAGGTAAGCAGAGCATGGTCCAAAACAAAAAAGAAAGGGTGATGCACTGCCCCCTTGGGGGGGCTAACGCCTAAGAAAAAAAGCTCTTTTGTCCAAAAAA